GGATTGAGAACTTGCAGGTGAAGTCATGGATGAATAACGGTTTAGGTGAAGCGCCGTCATCAGCGAAGTTGCGCTTCCCAGAAGGTATTACAGTTGATAGAGAAACTGAACTAATGGTTCGTAAAAAAACCACAATTTATATTGATTAACCCTTTAAATTCTAAAAAAATGGCAGTAGACAAAAGAAGTACATTTAACGCGCTTAAAGAAGCGTTCCCAACAGTTTCAATTATCGAAGTTGGCTATTACGGTAGCGGTGATTCATTTGATTCGTTCAACAGCGTGGATGCGTATGACGGCGATAAGAATAGTGTCGACATTGACTACACGGAAGTAGTGAATATTGCAGATGAGTTCCTCTGGTATTGTTTAGATAATAGTCCAGCCGACTTCAATGACGGTGGGGCCGAAGGAACCATTAAACTGGACTTGGATAACTTCATAGCGGAACTGAATAACTACGAGCTGTATACAGAATCTCGTCATACAGGTACAGAGCATTTTTAAAAAATATTTCTTGATTTCAAGAATTTAATTATCTTTGCATAAATCAAAAACGAAAACAAATGAAAACTATCACCCTTTCGAATGTGGTAATGGTCAGCGATCCTTGCTACAAACTTGACACCTGGTGTCAGTCAGTTATTACAAATGTTCTCCCAGGCACATACTATGTCCAGGCGGTTATATCCGATCTTGGCGACTGGGGAACAAGATGTACTGGGCTTATCGCCGTGCATCAGGACTTCGTTGGCGCCAAGAAGCGCTGGTATAAACACGCATCTATCGGAGTGGATTCTGGACAGGCCGGCATCTTTGATATGGCGTCATACAGGAATCCAGATGTAGCAGCAACAATCCAGGCGCCAGATATCGACTTCACGATTTCATATAACGATGATCCAGGCGACTCGTGGTATGAGAAGATGTGCCGCTTCACTTTGAGTGAGAACTCTTGGGGGGCGTATGACGGTGGCGTGGTATCCAGCAGCGGAATAGGTGATGGGATGTATGATGTTTCTGTTTGGAAGTCCCATAAACAAATCGTGGCGATCAATATCGACTTCGGTATTACCAACACGCAAAGACAATTTATCGAATCATTAGAGAGTGCTTTTTAGGTTTATAGTGTATTACTCCTGCGGGAATATTTCCTGCGGGAGTTTTTTTAAAAAAATATTTATTGATATTAATAAAAAATTCTTAACTTCGTATCACATTTAAACCAAAAGCATATGCAGTACTTAAATCAAACTCAAGCGAAGAAATTAACTGGTTTGTCATACCTAGGTGGAGTCGCGACTTCGTCCAAAATGGCTAAAGGTCTTAAGTATAACGAAATGACCTACATCTTATATCTGGCTCCGGCCGACATGTCCGGGTATGAAGTTTGTCCGATGAGAAGCGACGAATGCACGCGCCTATGCCTGAACGAATCAGGACACAACCGTATCGATACTAAGAATATTATTAACGCAGCTCGAATTAAGAAGACGAAATTGTTCTTTGAGCAGCGCGACTTCTTCATGGCGTGGCTGGTTGACGAAATAGCAGCCGGCGCACGTAAAGCAGAAAAAGCCGGCATGCGTTACAGCGTTCGCCTGAACGGCACTAGTGACCTTAACCCGGAGCAGTTTAACACTGGCGGGAAAAACATACTTCAGATATTTCCAGATATCCAGTTTTACGACTACACTAAGGTGGACAACCGTATTAAGTTGATTCAGAAGTACCCTAACTATGATCTTACATTTAGCTACAGCGGGACGAATCTAGACAAAGCGATTCTAGCGCTGGAAAATAATATCAGGGTCGCAGTGGTATTCGAGCAGGTACCTGAGAAGTTTTGGGGACGCCAGGTTATCGACGGGGACGCGTACGATATGCGTTACCTAGATGAGGGCAATGTGGTTGTCGGCTTGAAGTTCAAAAAAATCAGAACGAAATTGGAGAAGAGTAGTTTTGTAATATCATAAAAAAAACCTTTATTTGCATATGACTAGAGAAGATGTTGAAGCAATGGAAAGAGAAACTCCTCGGGTAATAAACGAGGAGTTCTCTTCTAGCATAACCAGGATGGGACCAGTACTCACTCCTCACAGGATAACTATCACCAGTGACATAGTAACCTGGCGCCGGCGCAACAGCGTGCTAATTGGCGTCGACAGCACGCAGGTGAAGCGCGCTAGCATTACCAGCGTCGACATTATTGATAATGTTATCGGATGTGATATCGTCATCCACGCTCAAGGTCACCCAAACATCATTGCGACGAACTTCTCCAGCTCAGACGCTAAGAGGATTCGCGAATTAATCCTAAATAATTAAAATGGAAAATAACCCAGCAGCAGACAAACTCCAGGCGCTTGTAGCCGGCTTCAGGTCGGAGGTGATAAAGGATATCCATATAACCCTGTCGTCATACAATGAAGGAAGTCAATTCGTCTTCGACAAGACGGACGTGGTGCTTCGCACTGAGGGTGATCCCAACGCCCGTGCGTCATACCTAGCCGTCAGCATTAACACTGATGGAGACATCCACTGTGTATCACACGACTGGGAGGTATACTTCACTATCGCCCTGGATACAGTAACCACCACGGAACTGGCAAGAATCCATGACGTGCTGGTCCGGCAGGAATTCCAGCACAGCGAGCCCGTCAGGGTGAGCGACTGAGACGACCGGCAGAAATGCCCAAAAAATATTTTACATCCCCTTCTTTTTTTGGATTCTTTTAGTTATATTAGTTCATAAACTCAAATATTATGGCTACTAAAAGAACAGCAAAAAAGAAACAACCAGTAACAACTTACGCATCAGTGGGACCTAACATCTACTTTGACGGCACCAGCTACAGAGTACGTGTGATCAAAGATGGTAGTCGTTACTCAAAAAACTTAACTTCAAAGAGAGCTGCGGTGCAATACCGTAACGAGATCCTCAAGAAGTAACATTCGTTTTTGGTTAGTAAACTGGGGGTTCTGCACATGTAGAACTCCCTTTTTATTTATATTTATTACTATGGCAAACAAATTAGATAGTTCGGAAGTAACTAACCTTCTAGACAAATACACCCGCGGGAAAGCATTCGAAGACGGTCCCTACAATTATAGAATGTATGTTACAGCTAATACCTACGGGTACGGCGTAATACTTACACTGTTAAACGAACCGGACCTCATCGACGGATCCCTGATAATTTCCGCCGTGGAGAATATAAAGAAAATCCTTCTTACCAAGTATGACATCAAGGACATAGAAGCAATCCACCTGTATATAACAAAAATATGGATAGACGCTTTCGGACACGAGGAAAATTTAATAGTTTCGCTTACGTCTCCTCCACTGAGAGGTTTCGACTTCCTGATAGAGAACGCGCCCTTAGTTGTTAACGCCACAATACATGCGTATGACCTTAAAGCGTTCAACGAGTCCAGGAATAAAAAAATGGCTAAGGTTCAGAAGGCGCTAGATAACTTCTCAAAGAAAGCCGGTCGCATAGAGATGGACATCGCCGACTTCCTGACGTATGCGGGAATGGACATGTCCCAAAAAGTAATCTTCGGATGCTCCCCAGTTATGAGCACTAGTATAAAACGACTAAAGGGAACTGGATCTAACGCCTTCCTGTCTGACGCCGGCGTCCTGGATATTCAAATCCATATAGAAGTACGCGTAATACTCCTAGGCGATTCCCCGTTCATGACCGGCCTTAAGGATCACTATTCTGTTGACGGCTGGCACGGCTTAATCGACTCTCCAGAATTCGAACGCGAATACTGTAAGCCCATAGCAAATTATATCACGTCATACTTCGAGCATCACACAACCTCGCCAGTAGATACTCTTCGTATCACATTTACACATAACGCTAAAAGATTTACCTACAACATAGATATAAATTAATCCGGTCGTATTACCTTATTCGCTCGGGACTCTTCGAGTCCCTCGCTTGACCCGGTTGTATGACCGGGTTTTTTGTTTCCGGTCGAAAGAAGAACGCTTCATAAGATCCGCATCATAAAACCCAGCCGTATGACGCCGGGCGGAAGCGAGCCCCTCAGGGCGAGCAATTAATGTACTACCTGTCGACCGGCTATTACGCTCGGACCTGACGGTCCTCGCTTGACCCGGTTGTATGACCCGTATAGATGTGGATAACTTAATTTGCGCCTTTCAGAAAAAATTTGTATGACTCGGGCCGCCAACGAGGTCGACCGAAAGGTCGAGCGAGTGTACTCATTTCTGGAAATTTTTAGAAAGTGGGTCGTGAGTCACGCAAGGGTCAATCCCCAGAGCTTCCCACTTATTAACATTTTTTCCCACTTTTCCATTTTGTAATACAGATATATGGAAATATAGCCATTTTGTCATACAATCATACATAAAATATGAGTACGATAAAAAGGTATGGATATTAGTACTAAAAACGCAATAAAAATAGGGGTAAAATTTATCCGGTCGATATGTCATAGTAATATGCTCGCTCGACCTTTCGGTCGACCTCGCTAAGACCTGGAGTATACTAGGAATTTAGTCCCAGTAGTTAACGTCTTTTCTATAATGGTCTGGATTATCTCTATGGATATAGTTTAGGATTACTAGTTTAAGCATACCTAGGTATCCCATTTTTTTGAATCTTCTATCGTCTTGACCTACATAGTATTTTGATATTCTAAAGTTGGCGGGGTTGTAGGTTTTTGACAGGGCGTAATCTTCTGAGTGTTGAAGTGTCTCGTCGAATTTATTTCTTTTTCTGAATTCATCAGTTCTGGTCAAGAAGAAAGTCCCTATTGCGAAGGGGGTTTTAGTGGAGATGATTTTGTTTAGGGGGTTGAAGATATGGAATACGAGTGAGGTTCTAATGTCCTTACCTATGGACTTTATTTTACAGGTTAGAAGATGAAGGTGTTCATGTTGCATTCTATATATGCTATTGTTTATTATATCTCTATTCAGGAGAACTACATCAGCATCTAGGAATAGTGTGTATTTGGTAGTTACAAGATCAGAACCTTTATTTCTACCATAAGCGACTTTACCTCCATTTATTATTTCTATGTTGATAATATCCTTATAGGTATATTTTAGTTCGTATAGTATATTCCTAGTATTATCAGTAGAGTTAGCGTCTGCTATGATTACTTTTGTACCATTTATACCATATTGTTCTACTATGGATAGTATAGTTCTCCCTATGTATTTTTCTTCATTCTTACAAGGAATCACTATAGTGAGTTTATCCTTTATATTCATGTACTTGGTATTTTCCATTGTTATAAGTGATATAGGAGTTATTTTCAATCCAATCCCCGGAATTTAGGTATCTTACTCCATCGACCATTCTATCGTCTGGATGGTGTATATGACCGCATATAACGGTATCGCAATTATGTTTCTTTGCTTGGCGGATTAGTTCATATTCAAAGGAGGTAATGAATTTAACGGCTTCTTTAACCTTGCTCTTTAGGAATTTAGATAGAGAGCGTTTCATCCCCAGCGATTTTAGTGTACGGTCGATGGTTATGGCGAAATCATATCCGACGGAACCTAGTATACCTAACCACTTTAGTTTAACTACGCCATCATATAAATCTCCGTGGGTAATGAATGTATTGTTCCAGATATACTCATTATGCACCTCCAGATTACCAAAACTGAATTCACCATATTCCCTTAAGAATTCGTCATGATTCCCCGGGATATATATTACCTTAGTGTTATTTTTGGAATAGGACAGTATTTTCCTGATGACATTGGTGTGAGATTGTGGCCAACGGAACTTTCTTTTTAAGAGCCAGCCGTCGATTATATCCCCAACAAGGAATAAAGTTTGCGGTTCATACTGCTTTAATAGCGCCAGAACGCCTTCGGCGTTGGAACCTTTGGACCCGAGGTGAACATCGGAAATGAATAATGCTTCTACTTTCATTCTGATAAATATGGCTATAACACTTCGGTTAGTATTCTCCATTCTTTCAGGAGCATACCATCAAGGGTGACTTCGACTGGAATGTCTTTTAGGTTTTCCACCCTATTAACTTTCGCTTCTTTAAGAAGTTTGGAAACGAATCTCATGGTCTCGTCGAATCCTATTGTTCTATCTTTTTCTGTCCATTTGGTATATTCGCTACGGGTAACCATCTCAGGGTCCCATGTACCTTTAAAATCACCTACACTCCAAGAACTATCACCAAGTGTGACAGATATACCAATGCATGCATCCTGATAACCTCCGTGGCCAAATCTAACTGATTGTATTTTACCTAGTTTCTTTTCCATATATTATGTTAGTATAATTTTTCTCCAAGAGTGTCCGTATCTGGTCGGAAATTAATGTATAAAATGATTAGGTCTGCTAATGTTATTATATGTGGGTTTATAGTATATAATAAGGTTTTCCTCTATGAATCTAGACATTAGAGCACAACCTATTAGGTACTTTTCAAAAATATCCCATTGTATTTTTTTATTATAACAATGACTTCGAATTCTTATATGAAGTTGTTTACTAAAGCCAATATAAACTATCTTGTCGCCTTTATAAAGAACATAAACACCTATTTCATCCATTGGTTTGTTAAACATATATCTACGCCACGCATTTTCCTCATATTCTAATCTATCACCAACTTCAAAGAGTGAATCATCTATTCCAAATATATCAGCAATCAATTCCCTAGGATGAACCATGATTTAAAACATTATTTTTTACAAAAGTACCATTTTTTTCCAAGAATGTCCGTATCTGGTCGGAAGTTTTTTATATAAGGATCGGCGAATGGTGGCCTTTGATGCGCCTGACTGTCCGGCGGCTTTATTTAAGGTGTTATATGCTCCTAGTATAGTTCCGTTCCGGTCGAGGTGTGCAACCATTATATCTCCATTTTTGAAGCCGAGAACTTCAGAGGCGTGTTTTCTATTATCTAGAGGTCGACACCATTCTAGATTCTCTACACGGTTATCATCCTTTATCCCATTGATATGATTTATTTGTTCATGGTTATTTGGGTTTGAAATAAACGCCATTGCCACTGCTCTATGTATCCTTAGGTTCTTTTTGATTCCTTTCTTAAAGGTTCTTAACCTTACATAACCATCAAAGGATTCGAACTTCATTATCCTAATACACCTCTTGGATTTTATTCTACCTTTGTTTGATACTAAGTATTGTTCTTCGTACCCAATTACATCTTTCCATACTTCTCCTTTGATATCTTTAATAGAGAAGTTTAAATAGTGCTTTGTCATGTCATTAAATTTTGAATTATATATGCTAATTTATATCCTGCGAATGCTCCTAGTGCTGAAGGTATTGGGAATACTATTAATTTACCCAGCGAAGTTACATATTTCGGTCGGTTGACGATTCTACCCATGAAGTAGTAGTAGGAGATATACCCCGCGAGAACCATTATGTCGGTTCTGGTGGATATAAACACCACAATGGTGGCTCCTAGGAAGCCAAAGATGAAATTATCCCTGATTCCTTCGATAATCTCAGCATTTGTGGCTTCATTCCATTCTTTTACTATCTTTTTAAACCTTCTCATTTATAAAATAGTTGAATTAATACGATTGTGAATCCAAGACCCAGGCAAATGCCATTCTTTATGTTTAAGGGCTCTTTAAACAGGTATATGGACATCAAGGTGAATACAATTACTCCCACGCCAAATCCAATCAACCTGGACGGCCAGATCTGACCATCAAACGCCTCAATGAAATAGTTAACCGACTTTATATATAACCAGCCAAGCGGAACGCTCGCTAAGATAACCCACCAATAGTACTTCTCATACCAACCATACTTATACGACCCCTGCAACTGCATGAAGGTACCAATCTGTCCCAATAACCCGAATAATATCCCGAGCAATATCTTTTGTAAATGCATAAACTAATATAAGGAAATAATGTTGTAAAAAAAAATAACCCCACATTTTTGTGAGGTTATTCCATATCTAGTATGTTTAGTTCATATTGGACATCGAGAATCTCCAGATATCCCATCTCCCTGAGGGCGTTGTATACCCGGTTTCGGTCGGCTCGCCTCTTTCCGGTGATAACATGGGTCATTTCAATTTGTCTTTCCAAGTCCGCAGCATCGTAGTGAGCCATAACCGTCTTTAAATGGATATCGTTCTCACCCATCTCGCTAATGCTCTGGGCTATCTTCTTGTATTGATCCTCGGAAATTATATACTTCATGTTTATAAATATCCGCTCAATGTAAAAACCCCCGACTTTCGCCGAGGGTCAAGGATTGCTCATCAAAACAAAACCTTATTTCTTTTTTAATTCACTACTTAATTTCCACATCATATGTCTTGACATACCTGTTTTTTCTCTCACCTCATCTTGTGTTATTCCACTTTTAAGTAATTTTTTTGCGTAATCAATTTCTTTTTTTGAATACTTATCTTTATTGTTTATTCCACCATTACCTAACCAATCACCCCAACTTACCCATTCATTTGTTGATTGATAATATTGTTGTGGTGCCGCAGGAATATTAGAAGGTCTTTTATTTGATGAAGAATACTCTCTCCATTCCGCCGCAGTTTTTAGCCCAACTAAATGTATAACCTTTCTTGCTTTTTTATATGGTAAGAAAGATTTATTCTTATCAGCAATCACACCCGTTCCTAAAAACACACCCCAACTTTCCCAACCATCATTCTTATAAATTAATTGTGGGTTAGATGGAATACCATCAGGTCTATTAGTTTTACTCCATACTCCCCATTCTTTTAATGATTTAAGTTTTAATTTTAATATAATTTTATGTGCCTCTTTGTATGAAACATATGGAACTTTTTCTTTAGTACCTAAAAACTTATACCAACTAACCCATTCTTTATATATGTTTTGTGGACAAGCGGGAATGTTATCAGGTTTTTTATTTTTCTTCCAATAGTCATTCCATTCACTATTACTTTTAATATTCAATGGTTTAATATATTTAACAAGTTCATTATAATCCATATAACCAATCCAACCTTTTTTTGTACCCAACCAATCGTACATTGAAATATATTCCTCTCCATAAACACTTTTAGGGTTTGCTGGAATATCAAATGGTCTTTCTCCTGACGATGAAAATCTTTGCCATTCATCTTGGTTTTTTAAATTCAAGGACCACACATATTTACGAGCCACATCAAATGGTTTATATTCTCCTTTCCAACCAGGTTTAGTGCCAAGAAAATCTCCCCAACTTAACCAATCGTTTTGATATACTCTATAAGCATTTGAAGGTATAAAATTTGGTTTATTTCCTGAGACACAATATTCTTCATATTCAATTAAGGTTTTTATTCCCAATCCCCTTACATATTCTCTTGCCTCTTCAAAAGGTAAAAAATGTGAATAGTCACTTGCACTTCCAATCTCATTAGTGGTTAAATCATTATAGATATTATCCCAATAATTTCTATAAGCCGCATTCATATTAACCTCTCTATCAATATCAGATGTTATTCTTCTTCTTTGAATTGAACCAAGTATAACTTCACCTTCTTCTAATATTGTATTTCTACCGATGTTATGTGAGTTCTCACCCAATATAAAATTATTAGCGACACGCAACATTGATGGTATAAATGTTTCACTTGGATCAATAGGAATATAAACAGATAATTCTTTATCATCAACGGGTCTTTGTCCTCTACCGATAAATTGTGTTGCAGTGATTTCACTACCCATATCATATGTCGGTACAAGAGCATCAATGTTAGGAGCGTCAATACCAGTCACCAACCAAGGACTACCAACCATAATACCTTTCTCTAATAAATTAAATCTTTTTGTTTCATCTAACCCATCTTGTCTCAAACCTCTAACAACAACATAGTCATTAGGTATAATACCATGTTCAATAAGTTTATTGATTAAAATAATTGCGTTCTCTGTATCAACAATTAAACTGGTGACTAATAAAGGATGTGTTTTATCTTCTTCTTTAATTGATTTTACTAAACAAACTATCGCTCTTAACATTCTACCTCTAACAGCAGCACTTGTCTCATCACCAAATACACTTTCAATAATACCATTCACACCAATCTGTCTCATTAGTTGATGATTTTCAGAAACCTCAATAGTTTTAAAATGTATCGGACAACTTCTTCCTTCGGTAATCGTTTCTGATGGTGTAATTTCAATCGCAACCACACCAAAATGTTCTACATCATCATTATAAATTCTATCTTCATTTTTATCCGTTCCTCTTTGTCTTTCAGTTGCGGTAAATGATACTTGATATTCAGCAATAGGATTTAAAATAGCATCAGTTTTACTTGAACTGATGTGTCCACAAAACTCTTGTTCCTCATCAATAAACGCAAATGGTTTTTTTGTGTATCTTACTTGATTGGCAATAGTTCTAAATGTATCATTAAACTCACCAGCACTTTTATTATTTACATAAAACGCCGTTCTTTGTTTAGACAATAACGCTTCTTTAATAATATCTTTTAACTTTCCATCGGTAGCAGAATAGTTTTCAATACCAAAACTCGCTTGTCCTTTAACATATTTCTTTTCAGAACAAACAACATATCTATTCATTGTTCCTTGATAGATTGTTCCGTCAGAATATTCTGCGTGTTTAACTGATAATTGTTTTGTTGCGGGTATGTTGTGGCAATAATAAACTATGATTTTATTTTTCTTTGCTTTATCAAATTTATATACACCTCTAAATTCTAAAAATCCTTTACCATATCCACAAGGAATGATTGCTCTTACTTTCTTATGTTTATTTAATACCTCGTTGATTTGTTCGGTAACCACACCTTGACTACCCATCACACTCATATCACCTAAATCCTGTCCATCAACTTCACCTATAACTAATTGATTTGCTTTAATGAACGCTTCATTCCATTTTTGTTTTATTGTTTCTAACCACGTTTCCGATGGACCTTCATAAAACTCTGTTCCAATCTCTCTACTTACTTTATTGTGTCTTAAATTCCAACCAATTTCAACCATATCATCCTTGAAGAAATAGTCCATTTTTTTCACTATTTCAATCGCCTGTTCTTGTGTTGTTCCTTTCTTTATGTATTTTCTATCAGCTTCATAACCCCATAACGCTAATTGATGAAATTGTCTTCCTCTTGTTGGTGAAGCTTCACCCATTGCAGTATTAACATCGTATTTAGTTATACCCGATTTACCAATAAAGGTTTTTGATTTCTTTGCGTCGGGGATAATATATTGCCAAGCATAGGTGTTAGTAAAATATTGTTCCTTTGCTGTATCAAATCCTAAACCATCAACTAAATAATCCATTTTGTTTAATTTAAAACACAAAACTAAAAAATATTCTTGATTTCACAAAAATATTTTTAAATAAAGCACAATTAATTGATTATGAAACTATTATGGTCTTTTAAATTTAACTTTGTGTAATAATACCATTGGAACCACAGCCCAGGCGATACATGCACATGGAAAAATACACGCCATAACATCCAGCAATGAAAACTCATCATCCTGATATTTTCTATCTGGTGGGGTTTTAATAATCAAATAAACACCGGCGATGGTTGTTAGCAACCAATAGATTAAAAATAGCGTTTTCATATTATCTTTTATTTTTTAGGTTAAAAATATAATCTTTAAGACCGTCTTCTAAATTCCATTTAGATTCCCAACCAAACATCCATTTATGTGATTTACTTTCAGTATGGAACTGATATCCATTAGGAATATCTTTTTCATCATGATATGTGTATTGTATGTTTAAATTATCTAGCACATCTTCAAAAGTTCTTGAAATACCGCTACCAACTTCATACCAATCACCAGAATTTTCTTCATAATTTTCCATAGCAAATATGTTGGCATTTATAATATCTTTTATGTAAACAAAATCTCGTTTAGGTTTAAGTGGAAATAATTTAATATCCAAACCTTCTTTTTGTTTTTGTAACATTTGATATGCAACTGACGCCATCTTTCCTTTATTATGTTCTAGTGGACCATACACATTAAAATAGCGTAAAGCAATTCCACCATTTTTAATTACTAATTGTTCCGCAACATACTTACTCCAACCATATAGGTTAGAAGGATGTACACCATTGGTTCCGTAATTAGCTGCGGATGATGAATAAATAAGTTTACTATCCATATCATTTGCCCATTCAGATAAACAACGAGTAAATTCATAGTTTCTGGTCATCATGTAATTAACATCTGTTTCCAACGTATTGGAACAAGCACCTACGTGAAATATAACATCGGGAATAAAATCTTTTAATAAATGAAATATTTCATCATGCCATTTAGGTAAATTAAAATAATCTTCATTTATTTCTAAAATTATATGGTTATTTATAAGTTCGTTTAATAGATTTTTACCAATAAAACCATTTGTCCCTGTTATTAAAATTCTCATATTATTCTTCGAGGTCTCTGTGTATTGGTAACTCTTTAACAACCCAATAGATTGCTGTTAATACACAACCTGCGACCGCTACTAATGCAATTGTTGAAATAATTTTCATGTTATTATCGATTTAATTGTCTGCCGGCAGCAGACGGGGTTTTTAAATAAAATTGATACTCCATATAGCAATCGGCATTGGGTTTGGATTGATTGGTGTACTTAAATCCATTATATCCCATTTTAACCACCGTGCAATAATCCCCAGAAAAAATAAAGCTCGAGCCAATCCCTAATCGACATCTATCCTTGAACCTATTCTTAATGAAGATCATATTTTACCTATTTGACATTTGTGACGGTTTTCCTCTGCAATTTTTAAGCCAAGCAGAAAATCCTTGAAAAATTGTTTTATCATAGTTCATCTTTTTTTCTTATTGGATTAATATAATTGTTTTTTACCCATTCTTCAATATTAGATAAAACAATATCAACCTGTCTATTAATTAAATCTCTATCACCATTGTAATCACCATTGTCCCAGTTATCATAATCAGCCATTGATATGCCGATTCTTATACTGGTTTCTAGCGAAGTACTATCTCTGATCCCTTTTAAGTTTTTAAGAGTTACCTTTCTCGCTTCTTCTTTAGGTGTCATAGGTTATTTGTTTTGGTTATAGGTTTGGTTGTAGTATTCTTCGGCTTCTATATTTGTTGCACCACCAATATAATTACAGGACTTTGCCGCATCTATTATCTGCTCTTTTTCTTTTTCAAGTGCTTCTTGGAATACACCTGATGGTATTGTTTCACCACGGTCAATATATTGTTCTTTTAACCACTGTACTGCTGTTTTCATTGGTTATCATTTTAATTCCCACATCTCTCTAAATGCTTTATTACTGAAGCGCTGGCATTCAAACTCCTTTATAGTGAATAATCTATTCTCAGTATGAAAGCATGGCATGTCCGTTTCCATACTATATAACTTATAATTAATAGGGTCAATAGGATCACCCCAATGCTCCACATATCTTTTATATTGAATAGCTAAGTTAGTTACTTCTTCAACTACCTGTCTGTCTATTTCTTCTTGTATCTTTTTTGATAATGGTTCTATCACCGCAGCATTAAAACGCTTATCAGTTTTTCTTTGTTCGATATATTTGATACTAAGAAAGATTGAATACCCAAACAATAATATACCTTGATAGCCGTTTCTTCTAGAAAACAAACAGTCCTTGGCTTTCTTAATACTAAAGTAAAATATCTTATTATTAATTTCCATAGTTATTTCTTTTGATAGTATTCAAATACTTCATCCAATTGCTTCATATCTTTAATGATATAACGATATTTGTCACCTGGAATCCATCTCCTTATACCAGTTTCCTCAAACTCAGATGTGATATAATAATCACTATCTTGATAAAATGGTTCTTGGTCCCAATCAGATGGAAGCATCTCTCTTGTTACGTTGATACGAAACGTTTTAGGTTCAAATGGAAACTCTTTAATGTAACCTCTACTTTTAATGCCTTCAACAGTACCACTGAAGTTGTCCCAATTGTTTCCGCTATCACCAGGTGTATCAGCACACCATACAATTGCATCTAGATACCATACACCTTGTTCATCTTTGAATACTGCGGAGTTTCTTTTGTTCTGATATAACATTTCACCATTACTTTGCTCAGTAACATCACACCATTCACTATCTTCACCAGTTAATGGCGCGATGGTTTGTTGTAAGCATAACTTCTTTACCGCAGAAGATAATGCTCCAGCAACATACGGCGCAGATCCACCGCTTTGCCCACTGTTACCAAACTTTTCACACAACGCCAATAGTTCATCCTTAAATTCCAATATAACAGCGTCTGGTGTGTTATCAGCTAGAATTTCTAATTCTTTTTCCGCGTGTGATTGTGTGTTAGTCATAATATTTACTTTTTATATCACAAAAATATACAAAATATTTTGAAATAAATTCAGTATAAGTACTGAATTTTTAATTCATATAAATAAATTCAGATTTTTTATTTTTTTTTCTATTTTGTTCGTTTTCTTCCCAATTTCTAATAACATCTTCAGCTTGTGATTGATAATTAAAAGGGTAAGCCCCAGATACCCATATTTTATAGGGTAATGGGAAATAATTTGTACTAGCCCAAACTTTTCTTTGTGCTAAGTATTGTTTTTGTCCATTCAAATACCAAGTTTCTATTCGATACTTTGGTTTTGCCTCTAATGTTACCACTCCCAATAACATTAAAAATATAATTAACTTTTTCATCTTTTTTGTTTTTTCATCATTGCGATATCCATCAGCAACTGATCCATAAGTTTTATTCTATGAGAATAATTAATTGGATTAATTGGTTCTACCTTCGGTTTTTGTTTTTTTGTTTTGCTTTTCATATAAAAGTATTAACGGATGTGAGCAACTGTATGGTTATCTTCTTGAATAATCTCAACTGAATGTGCAAACCCACGCAAAACTAAATGAGGTTGTGTTTTATTCCATTTTGTTTCGGTCGGAACAAAACATATAACGTCATCTACCTGTGTGCATTTTTTATCAAAGTGAATACTCATACAATTACGTTGTTTAAAATAGTGAAAGAAAAATCTTTTACGCTTGGGTAACATTTTCCACGGTTTTAACAAGTGCTGAATCAAATACGTGCTTACCTAGTTCTGGGTATACACAGTTCCTTAACACTTGACGTTTATTCGGTAACTTGTACATTGATAAATCATAACCATGATGCTTCTCTAGGTCGGGTATCTGTGCTTTTCTAATTACATCCTTCTTCATTTCAATATTTGGGATATCAAAATTACTCCAGAACAAATGTCGCTGAATAAGATTACCTTTGATAAGCGGTTCATAGTATGGTTTAACATTCTCAACAACCCATAATCCCTGTGCATGATGTTTAAGGAATATAATCTCCTCGTACAATTTCATGTCAGGGTAATGAGCTTCGGTTCCTCTAAAGCGAACACATATGTTATGGCGAAATGATGAGTGACTTTGACATGGCGGAGATGTCCAGATAAAATCAAATTCTTTATAATGTAAACGCAAATATTCGTGAGCATCTCCAATAACCAATTCATCATTCGGAAACAAATCCTTGTAAATGTTTGCCATCAAAGGGTTTAATTCAACCGCAGTTACTTGATGTTCATCACCCCAGAGTTTTCTGTTTCCGCCGATGCCAGCATATAGGTTTAATATTTTCATATTACTTTGCCTTTGTTCTATTGATGTAACCAATACCACCGATGGTGTTAGTTAATTTACCATATTGTTTCTCCGCTTCTTCTTTAGTGATTAACTTCGCATTCTTATGATACAAAGCAACCTTCCAAGTTTTAGCCGGCTTGTAACCAATGTTCTTCCAGTGATAATGTACTAGTTTATCGAACTTCTCTAAGCGTTGGAATTCTGATACCAACACATTTTTATCAGATGATTCAACAAACACCATACCGCTATAGATTTTATCCATTGATGGTTTGGTATATGCTAATGTGTAACCACATTCTTTAGATAACTTTAAATCTTCTTCGGTTCGCTTGCTAACTTCTAAAATGATTTGCGAATCTCTAGGTTTAGTGATGATAAGTTTTTTATCATTAACTTCTTCTAGTTTCGCGATGTTTGTTATGCCGTATTTTTTTATTGCTTGTGATGGGGTTTCAAATAAATCTGTACAAATTTTACCATCTTTAAGATGTACTTTAATCATTTTTGTTTGCATGCGTAATTTTACATTATACTAACTTTTATTTTTATCTAATCTCAATACCAACCTTGTCAAGAATTCTATCCGCCTTTGCTTTAAACGCATCATTGTTACTATACAATGAATCAAACTCAGTGATAGAATGAATCACAGTTGTGTGATCTCTACCACCAATAAAATCACCGATAGATTTTAATGAATAGTTAAACTTTGTTTTTAAAACTTTGCAGGTTATTTTTCTTGCGTCAACAATATCGCGTTCACGACATCTGGAAACCAATTGTTCTAATGTAACTTCACATCCTTCTAATACGATGTTAACAATTTCTTCCCTCGTAATTGTTACGACGGCTTTTTTAAGAAATGCAAACTGTTTTTTGGATAATCCGTTAAGTTTTAAACCTGGAAATACGTAGGGACTGATAAGCACTTGTGTGTTTTGCATATTTTAAGTTTAGATACTCAAATATACATAAAAAAGCCCAGAAAAACAAATGGATTAATAATCTCCCCTTAAAAATACTAATAATTGTCCGAATAAATTAATTTCGAGATCATTGTATTCACCGGCCCTTAATTTAAATGAGGTTGCGTTACCTGGGACCTGCTTTGAAATAGATGCTAATACGTTCTTTTCAACCGCTTTTGGCATCTTTCTTCTATGAAATGATGCTACACGGATACTATCACCCTCGAACAAACCATTGTAGGATGATTCTTGGATTAATGATAGTTGGGATTCTGTGATAATTAATTTCATACCAATAAATATCAGGACTCTTTGTTTGCGTACAAATAAAATATAAACCCGAATACAAATGTTAATACGTAGCGGGACACCTCAACTGGTTGGTTGAACATATACTCTTGGGTAACATATCCACCTAATGTAAACGCAGCCAAAATAGCCATAATATTGGCTAATGGTTTGGGGAACTCTCTCATTGTTTCTCGTGTCCTAATAAATCGATATGGTGGTCTAATGCACCTAACTCAGATCCTATCTGTAATCTCTTTAATGGATTGATTACCTCACGATGCAAATCATATGGTCGGAACTCTAGATGACCATCTAAACCAACGTCCATTCTCCTACCATTACTTATCTTTAGATGGTTAGGTAGATGACAATGACCGTGAAGGTGTATTCTACCCTTTCTAAGCGCGTTCCAAGAACTAATTGGATAATGCATACACTCAAGTGTTTCACCTTGGTATTCGAATTGCTCGAACCAACTAACACTAGTAAATAATTTCTTTATATCGGACCTATTTCTATCGATGTGATGGTCGTGGTTACCCAATATTAAATGAATATTCTTACAGATTAATCTATGATAGAATTCCTCGATGTTTTCAAACCCACCAAAGGACCAATCACCTAAATGTATTAGCACATCGTCTTGACCAACAACACTATTAATGTTGTTGACGATTGCTGCATTCATTTTATCAATGGTCTCAAATGGGCGTGTTTGTTCTTCTGGTTTTGAACCATCAGGTAATCTCCAGTTAGTTGTTCCTCTACAAATATTCTTGTGTGAATAATGCGTGTCGGATGTTATCCAAACTTTTATATCTTTATCTATCTTTATCATTAATCAAAAAAAATATTTTTAACAAAAATCTGTTGCTGATGAAACTCTTAACCCATCAATCATTAAATCATCATATTTCTCATTATCGGTCCAATAAGAACCATGACCTTTAGCCCTTTCTTTTAAACGATAAATTTCATTTACAACCCAACCATCTGGTTGACCCCATTCAAGTGCCATCGTAATGAACTCCTCAACATTTTGTTCTTCACCATATTCATCAACAACTCTACCAGAACGAATGAACTCCAATAAACTTTCTTTATCATGATAGTGTTTATCTTTATGAAAATTCCAACAGAATTTCCAACCAGCACTTCTCTTACCTAGATGTATATTGGTATCTTCTAAAAACATATCCCAGGGTGAAAACCATTCCCATTCTTTTCTTGGACTGATTAATTTAAACCCACCTTCAATATTCTCGGGAGATAGTTCAAGATTAGTTATAAAACCAATTAAGGTTTGTTTACGAGCTTCCATCTCCTCGTGTGTTGGTATGCGATAGTAATTAATTCCCATTGTTTTTTATCTTATATTCCCTTTTAGCTAAATCACTTAGTTTTGTTAAACAATAAAAATAAAGAACAACTGAACTAACTAAAACAGTTGGTCCCCAGATTGGTAGTGTAACAGTCCACCAAGATAACTCATCATAGAAATTCATTTTTATGATTGTTAAAATAATTGCGGACATTGTAAAAAATCCACAGGCACAATCAACACCATCGTAGTTTCGCTTATTCATATTGAAATGGTTTATTTTTTTCTATACCAATATCACCCCATGGATCATTTTTTAGTGTGTCTGTGATTTCTCTTTTAAAGATATACGAACCAGCATCACATAAAATAAGTTCCCATCCTTCTCGACCCAATAAATTCATCTCGTCAATCTTGATATAATCAACGTGCTTAACTTCTTTGTATTCAAAAAATTTAGTCATTGCCAATAAAATTTAATTCGTCCTGACTTTTACCTTCCCAAGTAATTAATGGGCACGCTTTAGTATACCACGCTTTAATCATTTCACCAATGATTTGTACGAATTTAAATCTGAGTGGATTTATAAACTTAAAAAATGTCATTAAATGTTTACCAGTTTTGTTCGCATATGTATTTGCAACCCAGATGAACCCCCATATAACGCCAACAAATACTAATATAATTAAAAGAACAACTATAATTGGTACTATACCGTGCTTTACAATTAAATTGTAACCCTGCCAAATCGCACAGGCAAATATTAATGGAACTATAACCCATCCAAATACTAACGAAAATTTATGTGATATATTATCCCATCTTTTTCTCTTTGCTAATGCTATTTTTTCTTGTTCATCAAACCACACATCCCACTCTTGTTCGGTTTTTATTTTAACCTCTCTTACTTCTTTTTTACTTTTAATGATTGTTATTTTATCAAAAAAATTAATGAGTTTATCCATAAATTTTATTGACCCTATTACAATAAGAAAAAGTGGAGATAATATGATTAAAATAACCATAGTCCAGAAATATGGACATAAAGATTTTGGTGCGTAATCACCTACGACTGTAGAATAATACTTGTAGTGCCAACTGTTTTTGTTTAATGTTACTTGTTGCATAATTAAATTTGTTTATGGTGTAAAATTATTATTTTTTTATTAAAAACAAAAAAAATATTATTATTAATAAAATTTTCTTAGAACCTCAATAACATCCCAAGCATCTTCCAATGCATTATGTGTCACAATGCCTTGAATATCAGCACGTTCTTTACAAGTCATTAAGTTTGGTAATGACGTATCATTCTTCCAATCAACCATTAAAATTGCTGGGTCTAATACTCTTTGACGAGTACGAATTAACTTCTGCCACCAAGGAAGTTCTTGTAAGAATAATTTATCAAAGGTTCCAAAGTTCTTACCCGCAACATTTAATGTAATTGGTTTTGTTTTACCACCTATCGCAGGATAATCAACACCATAAATGGTGTTAACAAAATCACCAGGTCCTAATTCATACCCAAATCCATTTCCAAAAAGGAAACGATAAAATTCCGCAACCACTTCATCTTCCTTATAAAATTCATACCCAGATAATCTTCTGTATTCAGCTTGCAGTTCAGTGTGTTTGTTTGCTTCCATATACTCACTCATATAGTGAATGATTTCAGCGTTCATATCCAACGCTCTAGGTGAACCAACAATATCATTTTGAAGAACAATGGCGTTGAACTTGGGACACTCATCGAATGGTAATTTCTTTTCAGTATCTTCGATGATTGCACCGATAGATAGTACTTTGTGTTTCTCGTGGTCAAGACCTGATGTCTCGATGTCTATTGATACGTAAATCATATTTTTTTATTTTAAAATTTTCTTAGTATAAACCATACTGGTGAATATCGACTTGAGCCAACATTTACTTTCTTTCTATGTTTACTGGGTTGATATTTGTTTTGTGAAAGATTGTGATATCTCATACCACTACCAATAATATACAAACGGGGATTACAAGAAGAAAAGAATAGTGTTATGAGAAACAAGCCAATGATTTTTTTCATACTGTTAATTTATCCATTTGTTGAATTACTTGAAATATATTGTATGCGATGTTAGGAACAATAGCATTACCAGATGCCATTATTGTTTGTTTTTTCCATTTTGAAACGGCAATTCCGTCCAATTCGCTGGGAAGCCCATCATCTCCAGTACAAATCGGGGATTGAGTTGGGAACTCTTCCCAGTTTGTGCGTAATAATCTGGGAGGGAATTGTTTTTCCCTCTGCCCGATTTCTCCAACGCTTCCAATGATCTCGCTCCCCTGAAATCTCTCGCCATTACTGTCGGTAACATTCCTCTTATCGCCATGTCCGCCAGATTCAAGCTGTGAGTTTCCCCATTGCGCGCTACTCTGCGACCCGTTGGTGATAATATTGCGTTCGGATGTTCTATCTCCTGTGTTGTTGGCGTCGGTAGTAGCCCCAACTTCTTCATCGTCGGTTGATAACCACTCATAATCTCCTGTGCTAAGGTCCCACTGTTCCCCGAAACTGGATTGGATTTTCCGCTTGAAACTTCCCCATCCATTTTTGTTGGTGTTTTTAGAAGCCACGATCCAGATTCTATCTCTTTTGTGCGGAGCACCGACACCTGCAGCTGGAACAATAATCGGTTGTACTTGGTAACCTTCGTTTTCCAGGTCAAGACACACCTCTTCGAGGACCAATCCTTCATTCCAACTAGTGAGGCCAAAAACATTTTCGCCCACGACGTAATCTGGGTTGATTTGTCTAATACCTTCAAGCATGAAAGGCCAGAGGTGACGATCGTCTTCCTTACCAAGTCGCTTACCCGCGATTGAATATGGTTGACATGGGAATCCTCCACTAATAACTCGGACTTTATTTCTATATTTTTCAAAATTTGCTGTTTTTATGTTTTCAAATAATTCCGCATCCGGCCAATAATGATTTAAAACTTTTTGACAGAAGGGCTCAATTTCGCAATGAAATTTATTTTCCCACCCAACCCATTCAGCGGCTAAATCAAAGCCACCTATACCACTAAAAAACGATCCATGTGTCATTATTCTTCTGTTTTGGTTCTATCCCATTTTGCTTTTCTAGCTTCAGGGGATAAGTATAAGGATTCATCAACTGTGTGTGGCGTACTTGCTTGTATACATGTTTGAGGGGTTCTGCAATTCTTAAAGTAATTGTTAATATACCCCATCATATTAGCGCTACCGATTGGATTTGCGGAGTGAACATATATTTGAGGAAGTGGTATTCCCGTTTCCATACTTTTACTCACAAGGTATTTGCAAGCATCATATCCGGTTTTCTCCTCAATATTACTATACTCTAAAACATAATTCTTTTTTACATTGTTGTAATATTCAATCATAGCCGTCTCACCAAGATCATGATCCAATGAGATAACTTCAATGTTATCCAATCCATGTTCATTAATGATATCAACAAATTCCTTGTAATTTCTTACAACAATCCAATTATTGGATGTAGGTGTTCGAATATCATCCAAATAAACATATATTTTGTCTATTTTTTCTATCATTTGACTAATATATAGGAAAATACTTTAAAAAACAAAAATGTTGTGATATTTATATTATTATGGGCAAAAAAATCATTTTAACAGAAGAGCAAGTAATGAATTTGGTGGGTAAAATTCATTTAAATGAAGCTAAATTAGCATGTCATTATACCGATTTCAACGATTTAGTTGAATATCTAGGCGGAAAATCGTCCAAGAAAATTGGACACAATACTTTTGTTGAACAAATTGATGAGTTTACAATCGGTATAAAATACCACAGAACATATATTGTTAAGATGGACCCAACTGGTGTTTTAACTGTTAGCACTGGTGGTTGGGAAACAAGGACAACTAAAGACAGATTAAATCAATTTTTAGGTTGTCGTAATGTTTACATCTTCCAGAAAAAAGGTGATTGGTTTATTGCCGGCACTAACGAAACATTACCATATCAAGATGGTATGTTAGTACTTTCTGATGGGCACGTTTCAGCCCCAGTTAAGGGACGATTAAGTTATTAAGAACGAGCAGCTAATTGCTTTATTTCATTTGTTCTTAAGTTAATCTTCCAGAAAGACCCGTCACGTTTTTTACCAATTAATATTAATTTATCTCTATCCATTGGACTATAGTTTAATGCAATGTAATCTGGTTCAACAATGAATTCGTTTTGGCTGTTAACCATTCCCCATTCACCACTTTCATCGTCAATTCTAACTAAAGCATTACCTTCACTATCAAATGTTGAGAAGTCAGAGTATTGATTTAAAAAATCAACAACATTGGTACATCTTAATATTTTCTTTCTTAATCTAGGTGTGGATAATAAATCAGCTAACTCGCTTTCCCACTTTCTAAAACCTTTATCAATTAATGGGCAGAACTGTTGGTAAACGTTAATGAACTCCATACTAATTCTTCTAAGAATACCTTTAAACTTACTAGTGGTAGGTATTAATTCTTCAAAACCTTCATCGGTGTTCATATAATTAATAAGACGCTCACCATATATCTTCATAAATATTTTCTTTGCCTCCTCAGTTGGTAACACGTTTTCACTAGTATCAAATGCATTAAATAATGTTTGCATTTCTACATCATATTTTGCAATAAATTCTGGGTCATATTCAGATAAACGCATTAAAGCTAACGCGATAAGGAATGTGTAGTTGTTTATATTTAATTCACCAGAACGAATGGCTGCAATAATCTCCGGCCAAGTGTTTTCATTTTCAATATCATATTTCAATGATGGGTTACTAGCATAAACATCTCTTCTTTGTTCGTCAGTTAAATCTGCTAAATGGAAGTTATCTTGGTATCTATGAACACCACTAGAACTTAATTTGTTAACTGGATATATTGTGTTCTTTAAGAAATCAACAATGTATCTATGGTATCTTGATGATGGTTTACTATTAGCTCTCCCATGAAAATCATATAAAATACCTTGATCATAATCTATGGTCACATGTGATTCACCATTACCATTTGACGTAATCTCTCTCAATGATAATAAAACACCGTGAGAAGCTCTACCACAATGAGCCATTCTAGCTTTTTCATCTGAACATTCTCTAGTTCCTAAGTTAGCCCAATAAAAACCAATACCTCTACTATCTCTATAGTCAATAAATATTTCATTGGTTTCGTTGAAATTAATTTGAACTTCCACGCTTAAACTATTGTGCCAATCAGTTGCACCTTCTAAAGCATTACGGTAGTTGTAGTTTCTTAAATTAACAGTGCCATTAGTACCTCTTAACCAGTCCATTATATATCTGAAATTTGGCATCATCTCTGACCAAAATCTCTCGTTTTGTGGTGAATGTTCGTTTATCCTTCCAATAACCATTGTTCTATGTTCAGCATCATCCATCTCAGATAGTTTTGGAACTTGTTGTAACATTTCTTTTAGATATGCGTCAGCAATCCAAACAGATACCTTGTCACTTATACGGTGAAATGCATCTGCCCATGCCTGGTTAAAACCAAGTGAACTCATTATGACACTTCTTTTGTCGGCTTCAAGGATTAACCTTTGATATTGTTGTTCTGATAGTATTAATCTCATTATACGGCTAATTCTTTGTAAATTGATTCATTTTTCTTTCTTATGCTAGCGATTAAACTTGTAAGTGCTCTTTCGTAGCCGGCGTCCGCATATGCAGATCCTTCATCGTTTTTAAAGTCCATAATCAAATTACTAGCAGTTTTACCATTCGTCATGTATCTTCTAGCAATTAATGAATAGTAGATATCAATACCTGCTTGGTAAGTTGGTTGTGGATTACTGATTGTTTTGTTTTGACCAACGTTAAACGGATTCTTGGTTCTATGTGGTTTGTTAGTATAATCGGTAGCTAACCCACCTTCAACAGTAATTTGAGCTAACGCTAATTCTGGTGGAACATACTTTCTATATTTCTCCATAGCCATTTTTGCACCGTCAGCCATCATTGTTCCAGTGATTGGTCCTGATGGGTTTCTTGTTGCAATATAGTTATCGCATATTTTTCTATAAGCACTATAACCTTCTGGTGTTGTTAAATCTAAGTCGGTGAAAACTTCATTGCCACCAGTTACTTTTGCAGGGTCAACATGTGTTTTTAATGTTTCTCTTGTAACCAAATTCCCGGCTTGTAATTTACTAATCATGGTCTTAACCATATCAACAGTAATTATTGCAACAGCGGCACCTCCAACAGCAGCAGATGCAACATCTACAGGTCCATCGCTAGCTTCGCCGTTGTTAGAAACGTGTAAATGGTTATAGTGATTACCACCAATATATGTCTGCCACAATACGGCTTTTTGATTACCTTTTTCTTTGTTCCAAACGTAGCCCATAGAAACCAAAGCGTCTTTTAATTTGTCACCGTCGGTTTTAAATGAACCACAATCATATTCTGGTCCCTTAGCACTACAAACTTTACCATTTAAATAACCAATATCTACCGCAATGTTTTTGGTGTGTCTACTCACATTTCCGGTTGTTGTTAAATAACTGTGACCAGTATTTGCTGTTGTTACCTTTGCAACCACATTAACACTTGATGCTGCAGTTTGAATATCATCTAATAATGCTTGACTAAGATTGTCGCCACTAGATTTTGATGAGAATTTTAAGTTTGAATAGTTTGTTGACCCAGCGTTAATGAACCCTTCGTTCAATGAAATGTCCGCTATATTATTATCTTCTTTGAATTTATTTACCGCTTCTGCTGTTTCTGGTCCAAATAAACCATCCACACCAAATCTAGGTAATTTATAATCTAATAAAATTAAACCTATTTGAACCGCTTCAACACTTTCTTGAAACTTAAAACCACCGCGTTGTTGCTGGTCGATTGGTCCACTAATTGCTTCCAATTTGTTGTAATAACTATCAACATCAACATCTAATTTATCCGCTTTTTTAGGGTCATCAAATAGTTTTTCTACTTGATTTATCTTATCTTTGGTCCAAGATAGTATTTTATCCAAAATTTCCTTACCATCATTCTCGTTTAAAGATGATTTAAGGACCTTTTTTAATTGGTTTTCTGATATTATTACTCTCATAGTATATAAATATGACCAAAGATATATATGTTATATGAAAAATCTAGTTTTTTTTGGAGATTCCCACACAGCTAGGAGTGGTTTCTTTAGTTCATTTACAAAAACAAAAAACCATTTAGCCGGACATAGTGGTGCTGGACCATATAAAATTATGGAAGATGTTTATGATTTTATATGTGATTCGGATAAACCATTCCATACAGAAGTAAAAGATACAGTATTGGTTATCCAATATTCTTATATTTCACGTTTATATTTACCAATTGGTGAAAATAAATTGAGATTTGATGGTAACTTCCATTCACCACCTAATGAATACTGTGAATTTGGATTGGAATTTACAGATAAAACATTGGGAGGGTTTTATCAATATTACATAATGAACATATATGATGAAGAAGTGTATCTTAAAAAATTTATGAAGGATGTTGAAATTTTTAACGCTTATATTGAGAAGAAAGGATATAAATATATAAACTATCTTTGGGATTCATTATGTGTTGAGGAAACACTGATAAAAAGAAAAGATAATATTCTATATGATAAATTAAAAGAACTTAATTTTATCGAATTTGAACCTAGACAATTTTTATTTGGTAGAATTGCTGAAGAAAAGAAATTAAGGATTTGTGATGGCTCCGATATAAACGATCAACACTTATCGCCATATGGTAATAGTGTTCTAAAAGAATATCTAGAAAAAGAAATTGATTTAATTACATGATTTGATTCTTGTCATTATCGTCATCACCCCAATTTAAAAAATCTTCTCCCTTATAATCGGGATGGTTTTCTTTCATATAGTCAATACCGACAACCCATCTCCAAGAGATGAACCCGACGATGATAAACATAATAGCAAATGGTAGAATATATTCCATATAATTTAATTGTTTAAAAAGTTTAAAATTTTATCTTTAATTCCTGTTTGTTTAATTCCTTCAATACTTTTTGGTGTTAACACGAAGTTAGTTAATCCCCAGTCCATAACCATATCTCCCCAAGTATCGTGTGTTTGTGGGATACCCATATTCAGGTCATCCACAGCAACCCAATGTGTGATTTCTTTATGGTCTTGTAGGTACTGGTTAATCTCTAAGGATCTTGACTGTTCTAGGTCCCATTGACGGGACCATATGAAGTTTTGAGGAACATCGCATTCAGCTAAATTCTTAGTGAACGCTATAGGTTTCTTTTTGATTCCCTGTGACTCATAATATTCACCCATCTCCTCAACAGTGGCCCATCTTTTCCAATCAGATGAGATAACAATTTCAGCGCTAGTTTCTTCCAATATTTCATTTAATACATCAATAGCTTTTTTATTAAAGTTATCAAAGCGTGCATCGACAGGTAACGACTCCACCGATTGGGTTAGTTTCCTACCAACCTTTTTTTGTTTCTTGTGTCTACCACCCCATTCGGTCGATAAACAAATCACACCATCGTGATCCAGAAATATAACTTTCATATTTTTATTTGTTAATATGTCAAAGATACGTAAAATACCAGACAATATAAATCTATAAATCGGATGGCCCGCACACCCAAACACCTTCGTGGGTTATTGTTGGCTTTGTGTTTCTATCAATCATAACCCATTCAGCTTTAACAATACCCCATGGTTTAAATTGGTTTAAAACATCTTCTAACGTGAAACACTTGCAACTGTAAATGTCGAACTGAGCCATTGGTAATTCATAGTGGTCCCATATGTGAATAGATGAATGTGATGTTGCTAATGTAACTGTTCCAGTCAAACCTTCATTTCCAGGATAATCCACATAAACACTAGTTGGTCCACCGACAACAACCATACCGACTTTGTGTACTAAATCGATAAACCATTTATTAAGAACCTCAACCTCTTTTGGTGGGTTTGTTATCCAGCATTTAAGTAACAGGTGCTGATGATAAGGAACGAACTCTTCTTGCATTGATATGTTTTTTCTAATACATATATATCAAGAAAATAGTATTTTTTTAAGATTTATTAAATAATTTAAAATTCTTCATAAACACCTTTTCGTACTGTTGAAAGCATTTTTTATCTAGTGTATTATACAATCCAGTGGACATGAATGCTTGAATTTCATCATCGATGATTTTCTTATCATCAGCATAACCCATTTTCATTAATTTCTTTCTTAATGAATCGTAATTTTTGGATTTAATTGTTTTAATAAGTTTATCAACCGACTTCTTATATTCTTTATTTGTGAAGTATAAACCATGAGCAATTTCGTGGTCTAGGGTTCTTACATCCTTACTACTTGCACCAATCAAATACCAATCACACATAGTTCCATCGTTTTTATTCTGTGAATCTATAGTACAATGAAAATAAATGTCGTTCATTATTCCATCGTATTCAGTTTCTTTGTAAAAAACGTTGTTAGCTTTTTCAACAATATTACTGGGTATGTTGTAACCTACCCAATCATGTGGATATGTAAACACATTTTTCTTCCACGCATTTTTATAAAAACGCATATACTCCATCCACGTGAATGGTTTACCTCTGAATTCTTTATATGGTGATTCGTAGAACTCTTGATAACGACAGAACAACATTGCTCTATCATAATTGTCATCTACTTCAACACAATATATTCTTGGTTTTATTTCAACAACCCTACCTTTAACTAACGGATGTTTGATTTTCATATACGAGACAACTTTTTAAAACTTCTGAACAAAGTTCGTGAGGAATTTTACTTCTTTCATATGCACCCTTTAAACCCTGGGTTCCTGTGACAGATCCCCTAGGTGCTGCAACGTGACAAGGGTCACCATTTTTACACGCTGGTTTTGGTGCCCATATATCGCTATTAGTCCAGATGTCTGTTGGTTTCATTCTGTCATCACCATACTGACAATAAGTGACAGTATGTCTTTTGAATTGCTCCATAATCGGCATCTTTCTTAACATACCTCTTGGGTTTTCAATAAAGAAATGTTTGGGGTTATAATGATTTATAATCTCAATGGTTTTTTTTACCAATTCAATACCTAATCTAGCGGTGTCCGTCTTGGGTGTCTTATCGTGATTCCAATTACGACCAATAGCTGCAACACTAAATCCAGTACAAGGTGGTGACGCCCAGATAACATCTGGCACAAATGGTATTTTAGAGTAATCAAACTCTCTGATATCTGCGACATAGTTTATACCACCAAAATCAATTAGATCACATGAAAATACTTCCATACCAATTTCTTCGGCAGCTTTACCTATTGATCTACTACCAGCAAATAATTCTAATACCTTCATTATCTTAAGTGTTTATATTTGTAAGCCATGTTGTTAATGTAATTCTCCTCGTGTATAGATAACATATCTCTACACTTTTTTAGATAATCTAAACTTTCCCAAAATGTTACGTCTTGAGGTTTGGGTTTTTTAGTGTCATTACTTTCTTTAGGGTTGATTTCGATGTCATCTGGTGTAAGATCCAGCATAGTGATATGTTTTATTGTTAAAAAAAATTAAAGAGCGAAACTTTCTCCACATCCACAAGTTCGACTTGCCTGTGGGTTAATCCAATTAAAACCTTTTCCGTTTAATCCATCGGAATAATCTAATTCAGTACCGTAGAGATATAAAACCGATTTTTTATCTATAATCACCTTCAACGCGTTTAAATCAACGACTTCATCCATGTCTGTGATTGTGTCATCAAAATCCATCGCATATGATAATCCACTACAACCACCTCCTTTAACGCCAACACGAAGAAAATGGGTGTCTGGTGTCATTCCCTGTTGCATCATTAATTCAACAACGTGTTCAAGTGCTTTATCCGATACTGTAACCATCTTAATTATATTTTAAACCAAAGAATTCGTAGTTCTTATGAACATACTCTTCATCACCTGCTTTTATTGCTAAATCTTCGTCCTCATAAATAGCACTAACGGGACATTCAGGTACACATGCACCACAATTGATACATATATCTGGATTTATGTAAAGTTGTCCACCAGGGAACGCATCTTTACCTTGTTTCCCAACTTCCGAACCTGAACCCTCTATATCAATTGGTCCGTGAATACAATCAACAGGACACACATTTGCACATGCAGTATCCATACAATCAACACAAGCCCTACCAATGATAAAACTCATAACTTATTTTTTTGTTTGTTTTCTAAAATAAACTGTTTAACACTTTCTCTTTTTTCGTCATTAAAGATATCCTCGAATTTAATTTCTTGTAATCCTTGCTTCTTTCTATAGTCATTTATTGCGGATTTAATAGCATCTTCAGCTAATACCGAACAATGTATCTTAACTGGAGGTAACGATAGTTCCTCCACTAAATCCATGTTATCAATCGTCAACGCATCATCGATACTCTTTCCTTTCAACCATTCAGTGGCTACTGAAGAAGAGGCGATTGCTGAACCACATCCGAAGGTTTTAAATTTTGCATCAACAATGATGTTGTCAATCACTTCTATTTGTAATCTCATGACATCACCACATTCAGGTGCACCAACCAATCCCGTACCTACATTGGATTTACTTTTATCCAAAGTTCCTACATTTCGTGGGTTATTGAAATGGTCTATTACCTTATCTCCGTATGCCATAGTATTTGTTTATATGATAAATATCAGTTAATTAGTTCGTCCGTATTGATGTTATGGTTATCTAATATTTCGTGTATCTTCTCATAAACCAATTCTAGGGCGTCATATTTGTCAATTTCTTTACCTTCCATTGACCATTCTAACCCTTTTTTTGTGTTATGTACAATATCCCATAAAGCCAATGCCAAATCTAAAGATTTGACCGCTCTTAGATGTGCTAACACATCATCTGGTTCATTTAAATCATATTCTAACGTCGCTTTCGCCATAAGTCACTGAGTTTTTTACCTGGTTTAGTTATTCTGTTATTTTCGTCAACCATTGGTGCCCGATAAATTTCATAGGCAAACCAAAATCCAAAAATAATAAGAAGTGTTCCAATAATTTGTTCGGTTGTCATAATTGAATGTATTTTGATTTCCAAAACTCCCACCATTTTCTTTTAACAATTGGTTTACATTCAGAGAATGGATTATCCCCAAAGGCAACCTTATTTAGATATTTAGAAGATAGGACATTAAAAAATATTTCATGGTATTTTTTGTCTATGCTTGCAAAATCTGCAACAACATCAACATTTAATTTTACTGGACCATCTTCAGTGTATATTATAAACTGCTCCTGTAATTTAACTAAACTACTTGTTTGTAGGTTTATGTAATTTCCATTACCAATGTGAAAATCTGTATCCATATTATTCTGTTTGATTATCAATACTATCCGCAAGAATCGGATTTATTTCGCGTAATATTTCCCAATTATATGAAAGTTCTCCATTAATCATGTGTTGAACATTTAATTCATCTCGTAAACTATCAATTTGTGTTGACGACGATACTTTAAGTTCTTGATAAACCCTATCTTTCTCAAAATATTCAAATGTCATCATGATTAAACATAATAAGGATAAAGCGATGCCACCTCTTAATTTAGTTTCAGTTGTCATTTTAATCTAGATTTTTTATATCAGATAATGTTTTTTCAACTTCTTGTTCTGAAAGGTAACCGAGCACATCATTGGTAATTGGTGTTTCATAACTAATCTCACCATTTTTACCAAATACAGCTAACTCGTAAAGCCCAGATGATCCACCATATGTGTGTGGCCCTTGTACAATACTAGCCCCATAACCATTTGAGAATTGTACTATACATTGTTTTCCGATTCCCGCTGGGTGTGCTTGGAAGTTCAACTCTTGAAACGTTGTCGCGTTTAGGTTGTTTGTTGGTCTTGTAGTTGTGTTCATATTTAAGTTTTTGTACGAATGCTCGTGTTAAAAAGTAATTCATAATTAAAAGATTTCTTCAGCAATGCCCAACACTTCGGCTAATCCGAAAAATATTGCGGCATTACCAAACTGTTCGTTAAATAAGAAATAACATGCTCCAAATCTTAATCCACTTTTGAATAAACTTATCCAAAAATGTGTGTTTGTTTTTGATTCTTTCTGTTGCATTATTTATAATATTTTTTTGTAATGAATAATGATAGCAAAACTAAGTAAAAGTGTTTAATCCACCCTCGAAAAGTGTTAACTCTTTCATAATTTTTGTACTTTTCTTCTAATTTTGTTCGTGCGTCCATATGTTTGATTGGTTTCTGGGTACTAATATACGAAACAATGATTAAAAACAAAAATATTAAGAAAAAATTATTAACATATTAAATTTTTATACCATTGATGATATCGTATTTTTCCCTTTTCCAACTTAAATCAGCGTATTTTACCACTCTATTACTTAAAATCTCCACCGGCCTTTCAAATTCGGATGGTAAATCAATGTTGGTTTTACCTCTTGCCTGGACTAATTTACCTTTTCGGTATTGAACATTAACTCTTTTACTTCCACATGACATTGCTATGTATAGATAATGAAACCCTAAATTAAACTGACCAGCCATACAATTTTTCATCGTCATCGCTTCAATTTTAAATTGATCCTCACTCAAAATTAACATTGGTTTATAAACATTACCATTGTAATTTATTGGTTGTTCAAGATCCATTATAACATCATCCGGAACATTATATCTAATCTTATATCCAAGTTTTAAGTGTTTCTTTAGTAATCCCCATTTTTCTAAAAGATTAGAGGTGTCTCTGCTTGATTTTGATTTGTACTTTAAAACATAACCCCTTTCTTCTATAAATGACCTCATAGTAAACAAATCATTTATAGATTTTAATCTACCATCTAACATTATCTCCGATTCATCCCAGTTATTTAATGTGTTTAATAAACTTTCTTTCTCAGCATCGTTTTTACATGGGTAAACCTTCTTTACTGTTATCTTCTCTGAGCATATTTTCATCCAGTTCAAACGTTTAATATACTCTAGATAGTTTTCGCCAAACAGTTTACAAAGAAAGTTTAATGAACGTATAATGATTGGTTGTTCAGTTACCCTAAACGATAATTCACCAACAAGGTACTTACATTTAATACCATATGAATCCAAGACAGCCGGGATAAACTTAAATTCATTATTTTTCAACCATTTAGGTTTTGGATAGTCGTAAATAATGTCATTATAAATGTCATCATGTTGTTTTATTCCCTTCTTATTTAAATGGAAATCAACTATCAAATCATATAGTGCGTTGACATAGGGTTTCGAAACGTAATCCTTATCCTGGTTATATGATGTTGACATATTAGCTTTTAATGATTTTAAAAATAAATCTAAAATCTCTGAAGTAGCTTTCTTATATTTGACACCCCAATAGTTTATTCGCTTCTCACCAAAATAAAACCCTCTTTCAGTTAATTCATTAAGATATTCAAAATTGTTTTTCTTAACCCAATTACCAGCACGTTTTAAAACGCTAGTGTTACGGTGTTCATTATCAATACGATATGTAACAGTAAACTCACCCGTCAGTTTATTCAATGTTAAATGGTGAATAAATTTTATTGCATTGGTTTTCCCTACCCTTACATATTCACAATGATATTCTGATGCGTAAACCAGATATTCAAAATCTTCTGCTACTTTTAATTCACAACTAGATAACAGACCTCGATCCTTTTCTCTTTTTTCTTGATAATAATGATGCAATAATTCCATATACAACACTTGTCTTTTGTGTAGTATATGGAATTTATTTAATTAAATAAATGGTTTAGAATGGTAAAGGAATTCTCATATCCGCGTTAATATGGAAAACACCACCACCAGCAGTATGAATTGGTAAACTAGTAACCTCAACACCATTTATCATTACTGGAACTTTCTTTATATCGGTTGAATGAAGCATCCCTAATCTAGCAAATGTCTCAACACGTTCTGATAGAATTTCTAACGCATTTAGATATTCTTCAGGCGGTTTTGCGTTGCAATAATATCTTGATTGTAAACAAGTGCCAGTTTGTGTATCGTACTCAGACGTTACCCTATCCGTACCATTTTTATTTCTTAACGAAATTATTATTGATCTGTTTTTATCAGCATAAGTTGCAACACAATGATGCATATGACTACCCTCTTCGATATATTCTTCCTCACGTTTTAATATGTGTGGGTAATGTTCGATTAAATAAAAATTATCCTCAGACATTCTTGAAACTATTGTTTCTTCAACTTTTTTAACCATTTTAGGGTTGAACAGATATTCTATAACCCAACCCTTTTTAATGGTGCTAATTATTTTAGTCAACTCACTGTGTTCAGCCCTAAAGTCATTCCAATTTTTTGCTTTAAGAGATGTCTCTGGTACATAATCTCTAACCTTTTTAATCATATTAAAATGGTCATTAATTAAATCGATAGTATCAGATATATCATCTTCTGGTTTAGTGTTTAAAAGTTTAACTAAGTTTTCCTTTTCAATGTCAAAAAGATTAAACACTCCATAATCAAATTGAGTACTAGGTTTTACTTTTGAAATGGGTGTGTGTAAATTTCTAACCCTGTGAAGATTTGAATCCATAAAAAATTCATCAACTATGTTTGCAACGTATTTTGAAAAATCTTTACCAAATAGAAAACATAAATTAGCTAACAAATCAACGCGAATATTGGGATTTAAATGTAGAATTTTAATTGTTATTTTTGATTTTATTTTAAATAAATCAAGGACTGATGCCACTAATTTTCTATCATTCTTTTTTAAATACTTTTCGGTCGGGTACGAAGAAATTAAAAGTTTTTGATAATCGTTTGGTACTTTTATTTTTTTAACTAACACAAATTTTTCAATGACCCTTTTAATTAAATCATCATTATTTTTTATCCAGGATTCGGGGTTCGGTGAACCTAAGTCAAGAACCTCATTAATCTTTTGGCAAAATATTTTGTTGTCAAGTTTTTGAAGAATTTCGGTTTTTGTTTTATGTTCAATCATTTTGTCATAGCTATTATGATTAGATATGAGTCCATTATCTTTTGATAAAATTGAATGTAAAGAAAAAAAACAATTAGTTCTAAATTGTTTACTACTAATCTTTGCACTTTTTTGCATTATCAAAGTTGTAAAATTTCCGGTTCTAATATTAAAAGTTATAGAGTAAACATAAAAACTTTTCTTAAAGTAGATGTTGTTAAACCTCCGACTTTTAATTTGATGATATATTTTTATAGTAATTTTTTCGCCGTGTAATCTAATAGAACGTTCAAACGTATGGATTACAATTTCTGAAAAAGAATTTGCAAAATGGTCAACAATGTGCCTATTTTTTGTTGTAAAAAAAGATGTATTCCCTAGTTTCCCGGCGTAGTTTATTTCTATTCTTTCTTCTAAACCAACTAAACTACTAGTGAAAAAATTGACTTTTCTTTTACCTCTTTTTTCAGGTAAATCAACAATTCGACCAACCGTTTTACTGGGTAAAATATGACTCCATCTATCATCACCACCCCCATTAATAATTTTAGTTGCTTTACTAATTGCTGATTCAAAAACATCATCGTCTAGGGAATCTAACGAATTGTTAAAAACACCCAAATTATCTAATTTTTTATCATCTAATCGACAGTAATTGCGATATGGTATGATTTCCGCATAATTTATTCTTTGTGTTAATACGTCCTCCATATTTGTGTTTTATGATGTTAAAACAAAATTAATGAAAAAAAAGAAAAAAAAACTATTTATTTTTAAAAATGTATTATGGCAAAGGCAAAAGGTTCTTCTAGCAATTCAATAAAGATTAGTTTTGGTAAAAAGCGTAGAGGTAAAGCTAAAAAAGGTTACGGTCCAAAAGCTCAAAAACCAAAAAGATATCAAGGACAAGGTCGTTAATTAAGGCGTCCAGCGCCTTTATATGATTTAAAGTAACGGGGTTCGAATAAACTACTTATTTTGACCCCTTCATTTCTATTTGCCGCGTGAGCAAATGTACTGTTACCTAAATACAATCCACAATGCCAACCACTTGGACTTTGGGTACTTCTAAAGAATATAATATCACCGACAAGTAAACTGTCTTTTTCAATTCTCTTTGTTTGTTTCCATTGTTCCGCACAGTTGTTACCTAGTTTTCTACCGTATACTTCCCAATACAATTTCTTGGTAAATTGTGAACAATCAATACCACTTTTAGTGCTGCCACCTAACTTATATTTAACACCATACCAACTCATAACAAATGAAGATAGTGGTGTCAATTTAATTGGTTTCTCTTTTAAATTGTTAACGTAATCGTCAAACTGATTTTGACTAAATGCTGACACTGTTAACAATAACAGTACTATTATTAATATAATAATTTCTTTTATTTTTTCTTTCATGATTTTACTATGTTAATAGTGATTCCGGCAGATCCTGCACTCACTTTATATGTATTAGACCTATTATCGTTTATCCAACCATATTGTTTAAACCTGAATATTGTAACTAGTTTACCCTCAAAGTTTGCGTATATTGCGTTATCAGCATAATCAATTGATGGCTGACTTATAAATCCTAATTTCCAGGATTCTCTAAATTCAGGTTCTAGTTCATCTGGTGTAATGTGGATAAACATGTTAATTACTTAATGGCGCTTTTATTGACGGGTGTGATTCGTAACCCTCAATTATGAATTGATATGGCTGAGATTCTTTTATATAGGTATCAAATGTGTCCATATGATGCTCAAAATGTGCCAATTGTATTGGACTAAACTTTAATGTTGGTAAATTCTTATATGGTTCTCTACCAATTTGTTCTTTAGCTTGTTCAATGTGATTAGAATACAAATGAACATCTCCTAAGTTACCTATTAGGTCTTCTGGTGTCATATTAACTTCATTTGCAAGAATCTCTAATAACAAACCATATGATGCAATATTGAATGGTAAACCTAAGAATGTATCGACTGAACGTTGGTTCCACATTAATGATATTGCTCGTTTAGGTATCTTATGGGATTCTAATTCCTCACTTAACCCACCACCAAATGGTACAACATCATCAACCATAGATTTAAATTTATCTTCCCCAACTTTCTTTTTTAATAAATCCCACATCTCTTCACCTGTTAATTTTCTAGTGTATACTTGAAATCCATAATGACAAGGTGGTAAAACCATTTGGTCTAATTCACCTACATTCCAAGCAGATACTATTAATCTTCTATTATCAGGATTTGTTTTTAGTTCATTGATTAAGTTTTGAATTTGGTCTATACCTTCTTTCCATATTGAAGGGCCATCTAACCCTAAGGGAGTAGTGTACTCACCTTCTCTCCACCTTCTCCATTGTTTACCGTAGATTGGTCCTAAATCACCCCATGTTTTTGCGAACTCATCATTTGTTTTTATTAACTCAATAAATTCTTCTTGAGTTAATGGTGTTAAATCATCAGGGTTGCTAAACATATCTTCAATATGTGATTGCATCCCCATTATATCACCGCACATATAACCATCAATAAGAACATTTACTTCTTTAGTGTAGTTCTTATAAGCATCACCATTCCAAATATAACACCCATTATCAACAAGATACTTAATGTTGGTTTCTCCTTTAAGGAACCATAACAACTCCGTTACCATTGTCTTCCACGCTATTTTCTTGGTTGTAAGTAATGGAAACCCTTGTGACATTTTATGTTTAATTTGTCTACCGAATACCGATATCGTACCAGTTCCAGTTCTATCTGTTTTAACAACTCCGTTATCTAAAATGTCCTGCAATAGGTCTTGATATTTGGAATCCAATGTATTCATGTTTACCATTTTGGTGTTTCTAACCTTTTTATATTATCTTGTTCGTCTTGTCTGCTGAAATTTTCTTTATGGGATAAAATTCTATGAAACTCTCTATATGCCTGTGGTTGATAATTTTTTAAATGGTCAACCCCATATTCATATTCAAATAAAATTTCAGAATATCTTTTTTCTTTATAATCAAACCCATCTGATTGCATTTTCAAATCCATTCGTAATTCGTTGACTAAATTTATTAACGAATCTTCCTTACATATGTTTGTTGTTACAACGGATGTGGGTTTATCGTTAAAATACATTAACGAAACTAACACACCAAATAGGGAAACAATTGCCCCAAATGTTAATACACTTGTATCTCTATTTTCCATGTCCATATGTTTCTTGTATTTGAATCCCCATCATATAAGTTAACCACCTTATAGTTAAACCCCAAGATGGTGATGTAACTCCGGTTTCAAGAAATTCTGTTTTATTGTAAAAAAAAACAATTGTTGGTATAATAAACCAGTGATGCTTTTTTTTATAAATAAAAAAATCCTTTTGATATACTTTTTTATTCGTCATAATTGCCAGTTGTTCTTCTTAATAACCTATCAACTTCATCTTCTTTTTCTTTCATTTCGATTATACGAATATAATAGCCATTAGGATTTGCATCCGAGTTTTCTGACTTTACGTTCTTATCAAACCATTTACTAAACCATTTACCTTTGTAAGCTAAAACCTGACATCTTTCAGAAAATTCTTCCGAATCTGATTGGTCTAGTAAACCTTCGCTTACTAATTTGTTCAGTACTATGTCTTTAACCTTGTTGTAATTCTCCATTTCCGCTGTTAAGTCCATGTTATTTATTTTTAGGTTTTCGAATATAATCTAATATAATGTTAAACGAACCCAAAGATATGGCACCATATCCAAAGTATTTAACTATATCTGGGTCAGCGCCCTTAATTCCGTACCGCTCAATTAGAATCCCCGTTAGGATCATCATTACGTAAGTTACTTGTCTTATTTTCATATTTAATTGTTTCTAAACACTTGTAAATCAAATGGTTCTCAAATAATGTGAATTTATCTGTACAATTTTCCAACGCAAATTCTAACAGCTTAACAGCCATTTTTGTGTCTAAATTATCAGCTAAACCAGTTAATTGGTTTTCGTCTTTTAACTCTAATAAACCTCCAAATATTGATACCATGGGGCTAATATATGGGAAATTATTTAAAAAACAAAAAAAATACCTAATATTTATTGTTATGGAATTAACTGTTAACGGTAAAACCTTTCAGGTTGAATTTTCTCAAGATATCCAACAGGGTATGATGGGTAGGGAGTCCTTGGATGGGTGTATGGGTTTTAAACTCAAAAAAGGTTTTCATTCATTTTGGATGAAGGATTGTTTGATACCATTAGATATCGTTTTTGTTACTAATGATAGGGTAACAAAGGTGTTTAATGATTGTCAACCATGTTCTGATGAAGATTGTCAGCACTACACAGCGTCAGGTAATATGGTTTTTGAATTTCCGGCCGGTACCTGTGATGGGTGGAAACCTGGGGACTACGCAAACCTATATCTAGGTACGAAAAAAAATCCAGTTTAATATTTAAAATAAAAATAAAAATCGTTATTATAGAACATAAATAAAATTATTTAAAACACAAAAAATATGGCCTGCGGATGCAAAAAAAAGAACAACCCGGTTACAACACAACAAACACCACAAGTAACTTCGGTGCCACTACCTGAAAACACAACTTCAGATCAAGTAATTAAAATTAGCGCTGTGCTAAAAGAAATGGCAACTAAATCAGGAAATTAAGAGGGGTTAACTCCCCTTTTTTTTGCCATAAGGATATATATTGATATACATATATTATGAAAACAAAAACAAAACTAACTACGGTACACGTCATTGACGACTTATACAAAAAATTTAAGATTGAAGTAATTGACGGTTCAATAAACTTACAGAAATTAGTAAATAGAGCAATGGATTTATACAATTGTGATGAGAGTTTTAGGGTTAAAGTAAACTCACATAAAATAAATCATGGGTCAGAGAAAAAGTTTTAATTAATGAAGAAGAAGATATTATTATTATCTGATGACATTAGAATGACCTCTGGGATTTCAACAATGTCAAAAGAGATTGTATTAGGAACCATTCATAAATTTGATTGGGTACAATTAGGAGCCGCTATATCACATCCAGAAAATGGTAAGATTATAGATTTAAATGATGACATTAGGAAAAGAACTGGTATTGAAGATGCGTGTGCAAAAATTTACACATATAATGGTTACGGTGATATTGCGATGTTGAGAAGAATTATTGAACTTGAAAAACCAGATGCAATACTACATTTTACCGATCCACATTACTGGCAATGGTTATATGATAATGAGCATGAAATTAGACAACAGGTCCCTATTTTATATTACCATGTTTGGGATGATTTACCAGATCCTAAATATAATAAAGATTCGTATGAAAGCTGTGACTGGATTGGTTGCATTTCTAAACAAACATACGGTATTGTTAAGCGAGTTGGGGCTATCAACACTAAAGCAACACAATCACAATTCGAAGATTGGCAAGTATCATATGTTCCACACGGTATTAACCCAAACGTATTTAAGCCGTTGGATGTAATTGATGAACAACTAACTAAAACAATTTTAGGTGGTAAGGAATATGATTTTATATTATTCTTTAATAATAGAAATATTAGAAGAAAGCAACCATCTGATGTCATATATTCATTTAATACTTTTTGTGATAAATTAACGAAAGAGGAAGCTAATAAATGTTTACTATTAATGCATACAACACCAGTAGATAACAATGGAACCGATTTATTAGCAGTGGTTGATGCGTTGTGTCCAAACTATGATGTTAGGTTCACTAACACAAAAATAGAACAGGACACATTAAATCAAATATATAATTTATCTGATTGTACAATTAATATAGCAAATAATGAAGGTTTTGGTTTGGCAACAGCAGAAAGTATTATGGCTGGAACACCTATTATTGTTAGTGTTACCGGTGGTTTACAAGACCAATGTGGTTTTGACTATACCGCTGATGATTACATCAATATAAAAACCTTACATAAAACAAAGGATGCTGTTCCAGGTAGCTGGGTTGTTCCTGTTTGGCCGGCGGCTATTAACCTTAACGGATCACCGCTCACGCCATATATTTTTGACGACAGAGTGAATGATGATGATGTTGCTGAAGCAATTTATACGGTATACAAACAGGGTAAAGAAAAAAGAAAAGAAGTTGGGTTAGAGGGTCGTGAGTTCGCGATACAAAACCTATCATCAAAAATAATGTGTGATGGTATTATAGATGGTATTGAAACAACATTAAAAAAATATAAACCAAGAAAAAGATTTGAATTATATAAAGTAATATGAGTAAACCATTTTTATTATTTAGAGGGCCGGTAAAAACCATGAGTGGTTATGGTGCTCATTCAAGAGATATTTTACAAGCATTGTACGAATTAGATTTATTTGATATTAAAATCGATAGTTGTGCTTGGGGTGTAACGCCAATGACCGCATTAAACAAAAACAAACCATTCCATATTTGGATTGAGAATAACATAATTAATTCAACCAATGCAACACCAGATGTTTATGTTCAGGTAACAGTTCCGAATGAATTCAACCCAGTCGGCAAATACAACATAGGAATTACGGCGGGTATTGAAACAACCATAGCACCAAAAGATTGGATTGATGGTTGCAATAGGATGGATTCAATTATTGTAACCTCTAATTTTTCTAAAGAGGTTTTAGTTTCAACCGTTTATAACGAGAACGAAAATAATACTGGTAAGTTAGTTAAACAACATAGAATCACAAAAAACATTGAGGTGCTATTTGAGGGTGTTGATACTTCGATTTATAAAAACACATTAACAAAATTAAATAAACCATTGAAAATCAATGTAAAAGAAGATTTCTGTTACTTGTTTGTTGGGCATTGGTTAAAAGGTTCTACAGGTCAAGATAGAAAGGATGTGGGGATGTTGATAAAAGTTTTTTGTGAAACATTTAAAGGTGAACACGAAAATAAACCAGCACTAATTCTTAAAACATCATCAACAAATTTCTCAGTTAAAGCTAGAGAAGAGATGCGTAAGAAAATCGAGGGAGTTGTTGCTGGTATTGAGAATCCACCATCGGTTTATTTAATTTTTGGCGAACTTACGGACGATGAAATGAATAATCTTTATAACCATCCAAAAGTTAAATCAATGGTATCGTTAACGAAAGGGGAAGGGTTTGGTAGACCGTTGTTAGAGTTCTCAATGACGGGAAAGCCAATCATAGCATCTAATTGGTCTGGTCATAGAGATTTCCTACCGATTGATAAAGCGATCTTAATCGGGGGTTCACTAACACCCGTACATCAAAGTGCAGTTGATAGTTACGTCCTTGCGGATTCAAAGTGGTTCACAGCAAATTATGACGAGTTTTCTCAAGTGATTAAAATAGTACACAAAGATTATGACACTTTCACAGAACGTTCTGAAAAATTAAGAGAACAAAACCATACCAATTTTAGTTTTGAGGCGATGAAGAATAAGTTAAAAAATATGGTTGAAAATTTGGTAAGTCAACCAAAAATGACTAAATTAGTTCTACCTAAATTAGAAAAAATCAATTGAAAATAAGTTTTGCCATAACAGTTTGTAATGAGTTAGATGAAATTAAAAGATTAGTACCTTTTCTTTTAGAGAATAAAAGAATTGAAGATGAGATTGTGATTTTATTTGATGAGAAGAATGGTTCCAAAGAAGTTTTAGATTTCTTATTACCATTTAACATTAAACCAAATGTTCAAACCTGGAGAAGTATTGATTGGAATAATGACTTTGCCGATTGGAAAAATAAATTAAATGATTACTGTACTGGGGACTATGTGTTTCAATTAGATGCAGATGAGATGATTGATGAATATATGGTTAAAAATATTAGTACCATATTAGAAATGAATCCCAAGGTTGACCTTATATTTGTACCAAGAATTAATACAGTTCAAGGTTTAACTGAAGAACATATTAAACAATGGGGGTGGCGCTTAGATGAAAACAACTATGTTAACTTTCCTGATTGGCAAGGCAGAGTTTATAGAAAACATATGTCTTGGTATGGCAGAGTTCATGAGAAGATTATTGGTGGACAGAATTTTTCAACATTACCAACAAATTCTGTATATTGCATCCAACATCACAAAACAATTTCAAAGCAAGAAAAACAAAATAAGTACTATAATTCAATATGAAAAAATTTTTAGTTTTAACATCTATCACAGACGGTAAGGATAAACTAATAGATCCACCTCAAGTTTTTGATAACTGTGATTACATAGCATTTGTTGATAAAGAATACGATGTTAAAGTTTGGGAACAAAGACCGGTTTTAAAATTCTCATCCTTAGACAAATACATTAATAGAAGAAATGCTAAAACGTATAAAATATTATCAGCAATAATGTTCCCACAGTATGAATACATAATATGGGAAGATGGTAATCATCAATTAAAGATGAACCCACAACTTATAATTGACGAGTACGGAGATGACAATGATATTCTTTTATTTAAACATCCAGATAGGAAGTGTACCTATGAAGAAATGCAAGCTGTTGCTCAGTGGCAATTAGATTATCGTGAGTTAGTTGAGTTGCAATTTAGATATTATAAGTCGTTAGGGGTACCTGAGAAGTTGGGGTTGTACGAGATGTCGACATTTATAGTTAAAACAACTAACGCAACAAAAGAATTTCAACTAATGTGGTGGGAACAGATTTCTAAATTCTCGTCTAGGGATCAAATCAGTTTACCATTTTGCTTATGGAAGATGGGTAATAAACTAAAAAGAAAACGATTAAAGGGATATGCCAATCTTTTCACAATGGAAGGACAGAAAAGTGGTAATGATTACTTTGACGACCAAGGAAGACATTTAAAGTATTAAATGGGGGTGCATTTAAACCCCTTTATAATATAAAAAAAAATAATTAAATTGTAATAAATAAAATAGTAAATGAAAAAAAGTATACCGTTATTTAAGGTTTTTATGTCAGATACCGTAACTGATAAAGTAGCCGAGGTGCTAAAAAGTGGTTTTATCGGTCAGGGTCCAGTTGTTGATGCTTTTGAAGAAAATGTAAAACAATATTTTAGACATGATAAAATATTAACTCTAAATTCAGCAACATCTGCTGAACATTTAGCGTTACACTTATTAAAAAAACCCAATAAATTTTTAAAAGGCATTGATGGATACGCACAATACGAATCAAGTTGGCCTGGGATTGAACCTGGTGATGAAATATTGACAACACCATTAACGTGCACCGCAACTAATTGGCCTATAATTGCAAATGGCTTCAATATTAAATGGGTAGACATCGATCCAAAGACATTAAATATGGATTTAGATGACTTAGCAAGAAAAATCACACCAAAAACTAAAGCGATTTTTGTTGTGCATTGGGGTGGTTATCCTATTGATTTAGATAAATTAAAAGACATACAAGAACAATCATATAGGTTATATGGATTTAAGCCAGCAATTATTGAGGACTGTGCACATGCTATGGGTAGTAAATATAAAAATAAATTTATAGGTACTCACGGAAATATATGTACCTTTAGTTTACAAGCAATAAAGCACATTACTTCTGGTGATGGTGGTTTATTATTTTTACCACATGATGATCTTTACAAAAGAGCAAAGTTATTAAGATGGTATGGTATTGATAGAGATGGGAACAGAAAAGATTTTAGATGTGAATCTGACATATCTGAATGGGGTTTTAAATTCCATATGAATGACATAAATGCATCCATAGGTAATGAGAATTTTAAACACGTTGACGAAATTACATCTAAACATAAGGAGAATGCTAAATTTTACGATAAGGAACTTAAAAATGTTAGTGGTGTTGAGTTATTAGAAAGACATAAAGACAGAGAATCTTCTTTTTGGATTTATAGTGTTCTTGTTGACAACAGAGATGATTTTCAAAGATATATGTCTGAAAAGGGTATCGCAACATCTCAGGTTCATGAAAGAAATGATGTTCATTCTTGTGTTAGAGAATATAAAAATATATTACCTAATTTAGATAACACAATTAAAAAAGTGTCATCAATACCAGTTGGTTGGTGGGTTTCTAAAGAAGAAAGAGAATATATTGTTGATTGTATAAAAAAAGGTTGGTAGTATGATTTATAAAAATCCTGAGGTTGAAAGTTCGTATAGTGAACATGATATCGGACAAACATTATATAATTTAGTTTTAGAATTAAAACCAAAGAAAATAATTGAATTCGGTACGTTAAATGGTTATTCTGCAATTAGTATGGGAATGGCGTTACAAGAAATTAATAACGGTGGTAAAATAATCTGTTATGATTTGTGGGATGCCTATCCATATAAACATTCAACAATTGATAAAACAAAGGAATCGCTTAAAAAGTATTCATTACTTGATTTTATTGAATTAAAACAAATGAATATAAGTGACTGGGATGTTGAAGATTTTGATTTACTTCATTTAGACATATCAAATGATGGTAACACAATAACAGATGTTTTTAATAAGGTTAAAAATAATCTTGAGAATGGTGCAACAATGATATTTGAAGGTGGTTCTATAGAAAGAGATAATATTGAATGGATGAAAAAGTATAATAAAATACCAATAAATTCAATCAAGAATAAAATAAACTACGAGGTTTTGAATCAAAATTTTCCATCAGTTTCAAAAATATTATTATGAAAAAAATTGCAGTAGTGTGTTCTGGGTGGCACTACCCATTACATTTTTATGAAAGTATATCTAAACAAATACTTCCAGATGATTGGTCAATGGATATGTTTTGTGTTTCACATAGAGATCCACAATATTCTGAAATAGAAAAGAAAGATGTGGTTTTAAAAGGTGATAGAAAACATTTAGATGAAAAACTATATTCTAAAATTGCAACAATTGAAGAAATTGAAAATCTAGGTTGGACTTATAAAGAATATCCAAACACTGTTGGTGATTGGGGATGTTCCAATCAATGGTTAGAAGAATATGATTATCAAAATTATGAGTTCATGTTATTTACACATGACGATAATTTGATCCTTAAAGATGATTGGTTTAAAAAAGTTATTGAACACGAACTATTTGACAAATGGGAAATATGGACAAACAGTGTGGGTGCGCCAATTGGTATGTTAAGAGGTTCTTGTGAATTTTTTAAAAAATCTATGATAGAGAAAATTGGTGGTAAATTTGATTTATCTATGGTAAAATTAACAAGGGTTGGTGAGAAATTTGGTAATAGGGATGTACATCAAGTTAGTGACTGGAATAATACTGTTTACCCATTAATGAATTTTATAAATAAAAACCGTATTAAAGTTTTACAGGGTTCACCATATTATAGAGTTTCAGAATTTTGTGTTGAAGGTGAAAGAGGTTATATATCTGGCACTCAAAACTCAAACATTGATAGCGAAAATAGTGGTTTAAAAAATTTTAACTTAATCTAAAAAATAATGAATGTAGTTGTAACTGGTGGTGCCGGCTTTGTTGGCACTAATCTAATTAAAAGATTAATTGCTGAAGGTCACACAGTGACATCATTCGACAATTATACAACAGGTGTTAAATCAAATCATGTTGAAGGTGCTGAGTACATTGAACATGACATTAAAGAAAGCATCGGTAAGGCGTATTTTGGTGACACAATAGATGTTGTTTACCATTTAGCCGCTATCGCTAGAATTCAACCATCATTTGAAAGACCTGTAACTTATTTTAACAATAACGCTACCGCTACATTTCTATTAGCGCATTTTTGTGGTGAGTATAATATACCATTAATTTATGCAGGTAGTAGTTCACACCATAGTGGTAAATTTAAAAACCCTTATACCTTTAGTAAAAGTATTGGTGAAGAAATTATTGCATTGAATCAGGAACATTATAATCTTAAATCATCCATAGCTAGGTTTTATAATGTATACGGACCACATCACCTTAAAACTGGTGGTTACACAACATTAATCGGTAGATGGGAAAACTTAACAGAAAAGAATGAACCATTAACAATTTATGGTAATGGTAAAAAGAAAAGAGATTTTACACACGTTGACGATATTGTTGATGGTTTAATTAAAATTAAAGAAAATGAATCTTGGGGGAATACCTTTGAACTTGGTCGAGGTAAAAATTACTCCATTAACCAAATTGCAGATATGTTTGGCGGTGAGAGAGTATACATGGACGATAAACCTGGTGAAGCACAAAACACACTGTGCGATAGTTCGTTAGCTAAAAAATTATTGGGGTGGAAACCACAAAAAAATATTGAAGATTACATAAATGAATATAAGTTTCGTATTAGCTGTTTACAATAACCTATCTATAACTAAAGAATGTTATAAATACTTAAGGGAGTTGTATCCAACAACACCATTAGTGATTAGTAGTGGTGGTTCTAATGATGGTACCAAAGAATGGTTAGAGTCGTTAATGGATGAAAATTTGTCATTTATTCACGACGATGATAAGTTACCATTCTCCGATACATATAACGCCGGAATCAAGCTGGTAGACACCGAGAAATTGGTTCTAATCCATAATGATATGGTTATTGGTAATGGTTTTTTAGAAGCATTAGAAGAAGATTTAGATGAAAAGACATTATTATGTTACACGACTGTTGAGCCCCCGATATTTAAAGGTCATATTAGGCCGGGGAAAGAAATCATGGACCTCGGCTCATCATTTCTTGATTTTAGGTACGATTTATTTAATCAATATCTGGAACAAAGAAACCGTGAGAGCAAGATTGTTAGCGGTGGTACATTCTTTATGAGTGGATATAAAAAATTATTCGAGGATGTTGGACACTTCGATGGATTTAGTTTTTTCCCAGCGTTTTGTGAAGATGATGATTTTATTATCAGAACCAAACTAAAGGGTTATGATTTAAAGACGACTAATAGAGCGGTTGTTTATCATTTTGTTAGTCAAACATCTAGATTCAGCGAAGAATTTAAACACAATAGAATTCAAATCGAAATGAATTCTAATAGAAATTTTGTGAGGAAATGGGGATTACCTATTTCGATGTTTAATGAAATTAGATATTGGGAAGATTCTGTTTTTGTATTTAAAACATTCTCAATGGGGTTAACAACTAGAAATAGAAATCGCTTATTTGAGATAGAGCCATTCTTCGACAAAATTGATTTGGGTGAGATACCAGAAGATTATATTGAAGTTCAACAGAAGACAACTAATTATGATTTAAGAAGTAAATTCTTGTTCGCTGAAACTGTTGATGTTATGGTATATGAAGAAGGTGAATTTACACCAGAAGATATTATGACACTTTATCGTTTAAGATTAAGTATACCACAATATGATCCGGGTGAATATCGTACTGGTAATATGAAAATTGAGATTAAGAGAAAAGTTTAAATACTGTTATAAATCCCAACAGCACCAACTATTAACCAGAATATGTTAAGTATGATATATGGTGTGTTGCTTCTTTCCCAGGCACAATAAGTTAATATTAACGCATCGATAGTATTCCATATCCACATCAATAAAAACGGTGTATCCTTGTTTAATATGGATAACATACCGAATGCCATAATTCTCATTATTACACCGATAGTTTCTAGAACTACCAAAGTTTTTTCTGATTTAATAAATTTACCTTTAGTTTCTTGTTTCATTTTATATAAACTTGATAATAAATGTAAATATTTTTCTATTAAATGTAAAGTTTTAAATTAACAAGTGGTACGAGATTTTATGTATCTATATTTGTTTGATGTAAGTACCTAGCACAATAATTAATTGCGTGTTGTTCTTCCATAAATGGATTACTTATAATTGTTTCACCATCTTGTAAGTATTTTACGTACCAACATTGGTTTTCTAAATAAATTTCTATGTTTGTTACTTCTCCCATTTTAAATTTCTAATTAAGGTAATGCTTGTTCTGGTAAATTATTAACATCTGCAATTGGTAAAATTTCGGTTCTCCATTGTTGGGGTTCTTCGTCCCAAATATGAACTTTACCTTCTTCTTGTTCAGGGCATTCAATTGGTGCTTTCCAAATTTGATTAACTGTATCTAAAGACCACGATTCAAATGGTTTGGGTGGTAAAAAAATGTCTAATTCAGGTAAATACCAATACCCAATTCCGGCATACATTTTTCTTATATTACCATTATATGATGTTTGAATCCATGTTCCACCTAATTGTAAATCACTGGATAAATAATCATTTCCTCTATGTTGTTGTTCATCGGGAACAACTAAAATATCAACAACTACGTTGTTAGAATCTATTTGTGCAAAATGTGCCATATTATCTATATTTGTATCTTATTATAACTATTCCACTTCCACCATCTCCACCCTTATTTGTTGCATTATAGTGAGCACCACCTCCGCCGCCACCACCAGTGTTTGTTGCGCCATTTCCGCCAGGTGTGTTAGCCCATGAACAACATGCGCCTCCACCACCATCAGAACCCCACGCTAAACCATTTCTTCCACCAAGTGCGGTACCTAACGCACCACCACCACCTCCGCCAACACCACCATAACCACCTGTAGATAGTGAGTAACTTCCGCCACCACCACCGCCTCCGAAATAAAATGGTTTACCTAAAATTCCCGTTAATTTACCGGCACCACCATCGGGTCTATTGTTTCCATCTGCACCTGCGGCGCCTGCACCTCCACCACCACCTGAGTAGTATGAGTTACCTTGATAACCACCTCTAAATCCTTGTCCTGAAGTACCCGCTCCTGAACCATATGCTCCAGGTGCTGCACCATCATTATTATAACCCGAAGCTCCACCACCTGAACCACCTGAATTACCAAAATGTATACCTAATCCTTGTGTGTTATATGAAACGCCACCCCAGCCACCACCTATAGCAGTTAAACCATTAAATGAAGAATTACCACCATTAGCACCTGTTACGGTTGGGTGTCCACCTGTGGTTCCCGCGGGCGCACCTGCGCCACCTCCACCAACAGTTATTACATATGAAGTTGGGGTTAGAATTGTTGTTCCTAATAGAACGCCTCCTCCACCTCCGCCACCACCCATATTTGTTCCACCTCCACCTCCACCAGCAGCAATAAGATATTCAACCTCTATTGAACCCGATCTAAGTGATGATAGGGTAAATGTTCCACTACTATTAAATCTATGAACTCGATACTCACCAACAGTTGTTATAACACCACCTGTTGCAACTACTTTTTGTTGTTTAAGTGCGGCACCTTCAACTGTCACGGTTGTAGATTCTAACTTTGCTTGTCTGTTGTTTAATAAATCGGATATTGTTGGTTCTGAACCATCACATTTATCTAATCTTGGGTCAAACCATTGTAATCTGGTTGTGTTATCACCACAATAATAATGATATACTCTATGATATCCACCTGTTGTTCCCGGATACCATTTTACGTCACCGCCAATGTTACAAAAATTAACACTACCATTTCTACCACTTGTTATGTATCTACCAGAATCAGGGTGTGTTGTTGCACCACCAGTGTAATTAGATGGAAAACAATGTCCAACAAGTAGATACCAAACGTTTTGAGTATACGCACCAGTACCACTACATTCAAAATATGGGTTACCTTCTTGTGCTCCGTTATCTATTCTAATAACAGCATTAGGACTACCGTAAAGTCCCAGATATGATGTTCCTCCAGCACTTGATGTTGTTCTTTTAACCCAAACTGACCATCTATATAATGAATATTCATCCACATCATAGAATCCTGTGCCCCAACCACCATCATCAGCTGCGGAACCGTTTGGTCTAGATTCCCAGACAACTGAACTATTACCAAAAGGGTCTGTGCCGATTACTCTTTCGTTTTCATCAGTACTACCATTTTGACCAAAAGCACCAGTACCCCCTGAACCTACCGCCCAAGAGTATGGATCTAAAATGTTTGTTCTTCTAAACTGTACTGGCATATAAATTAAATATTTTAAACTCCAAACCTTGCTCTTCCATTATTATAATTTTGTAAAATTTCGGATGCGGATAATGCTCTATTATATATTCTTACGATTGACACACCACCATTAAACCATCTTTCCGCACTTGTGCTAAATCCTCTGCCAATATTTACGTTACCCATAGTTCCCGTCCAATTTGAAAAAGTTAAACTTGATGCATTAGTCCCATTGTAATAACTTAAAAAACTACTTGCACCTGTTTTAGTAATAACGGCACAATGTATTCCAGAGGAACTCAATCCTGATGGTACAACATTAACTCCAGTATAGTTTCCCGCAGCATCTCCAACAACCCAACCTAGTGTTCCATTTGAATCTTGTTCCAATCTTGGTCCAATATTACTATATCCACTAGCCCCTCCATTAAACACTAAAAAATTACAATCGATTGGATTTTTATAGTTAGAAACTGAATCTGATTTAAACCAAATTTCAACAGTAAATGTTGAGAATGAACCTATATTACCAGCACTCACAAAATCAGGAGACCCACTAAAATAAATTGACCCACCTCCAACATTATATGAGATGGCCGTAGCACCGTTGAATGTTCCATCGTACCCATTACCACTCATATCTTTCCATTGAGTGTTACAATTCGTACAGCCGGGATTTGATGAGTAGTATTGACAACCATATCCACAATCATAATAGTTGGATGTGTTAATATATGATGCATTGTTTCCACTATCTAACCATAACACCAATCCTCTGGTTACAACCGCAGGGCTTGCCGCCTCACCGCTTGGGTTAAAATCAGTTGCATCAAATACGTTTCCGCCAATATCTATACCCATAAAATTATTTTATCTACCAAATCTAGCTCTTGTTGCTTGAAAATATTCGTTTATTTCATACGGGTGTAAAACTCTATCATAAAGT